TTTCGCATTTGTATTAGTTTCTTCAACCAATTTCCTACGGGTTGAATGAATTCTTGTGGGGGATTACCGTCGACCGTAATAAGAACGACGACTTGCTTTATTTCTATACCTGTAAGCTCAAAGAATGCGCATGCATAAAACGTGCATTGAATAAAATAATCATCTATCCATTCTTGTCTTTTAGGTTTAGCGGCTGTCTTAAAATCTATAATTGATAGTACGCCATTATATTCTGCGATACAATCAACTCTACCTGCTAATCTTAAAACGTTTGAATATAACGCAACTTCTTGATAGTACACGTTATTGATATTGTGGAGTAAAGGTTTGATACTATTAAAGTTAGCTTTGATGTGAGGCATTAACTTTTGTTCATTAACTTCTTCATTGTTAATGTAGTTTTCTATAATAGAATGAACCTGTGTACCTCTTCCTGCAGCAATTCGACTTACTCGATTTGCTTCTTCAACACCAACAGCTGCTCGCCAACTGTCTAACTTATCTCGACTTAAGTAACCAAGCATTGTTGTTATTGATACGAAGCGACCACCTTTAGGCGTTACGTAAATACGTTTTTTGTTTTCAGAAACGGTTTTCATATCGTCGTATTCTAAAAACGATTCGTTGAGGTGATTATATCTAGTGGTCATTGATAGTATTCTTTGGGTGATTCTTTTTGATTTCTTTAATCAGTTCTTTGTGCTGACTCGAAGTTTTGATTTGAGCGCCTACACCAGTAACGATTCTTGGTGCACTTACCACAGTTTGAAGATGCGGGTTGTCTTCAAGATACTGAGCGCGTTCAGCAATCTTTAACATTTTATCAAAGGTTTCACCAGTGTTGGTGTCTTTAAATTCATATAGCGGCATGTTTATAACCTGTAGTGTATTGGACGTTCGTAACGCCCATCGTTTTCTCTGAATATTGAAATCTGTTTGCCGTCATGTGTCCATCTAAAATTTTGACCATATGATATAGGATCGAATGATATATCCCATGCCTCGATTAAACCTTCAGCTTCAAGAGCGGCATTTAGAGTTTCAAACCAATTTTGTTTAACAGTCATAATGTATTTCCTTTATCAATTTATGTATCTATTATACAAAATATTGACGTCCGTGTCAACAACTTTATTAGAACAAAAAAGAATATACTTATAACTCAGTAATAATATTAACAATGCCTTTCCAATCCCAAACCCGATGTATACTCTCATAAGTTTCAATACCCATGTTATGAGTATGTATCATTAGTATTGACTCTAAACCACAATCAACACCGCATTCAGCGTTCTCAACTTTGTCTTCAACAAAATAACAACCAGTGTCACCATAATTGTCTCTTAGGACTTCGTCTTTATCAGCACCAGTATCAAGGTAAATGAATTTCTCAAACGTAGTAATACCAAACAGGTTTTGGAGGTTTTTAGTGCGAAGGTGTTGCGCGTTGTAATCGTTACTTAACGATGATACTACATGGAATACATACCCATGCTCTTCATGCAATTTACGAATGTATTTAATTGCATCTCGAAGTGGAGGAAGATTGTAAATAGCAGCGGACTCATTAAAGATACGAATCAACTTTTGTATTTCTACCTTAGGCATATTATAAACTTCAGCCATGTCATACGTATGAACATCAACTTTAGGGTACCCGTGGCGAGTCATCCATTGTGTGAACGAATATGTCCAATCTAACAAGACGCCATCTGCGTCAACTACAATAACTTTTTCTTTCATAATTTATTCCTAATAATTAAATATTTTTCTGTTCGTAGTCTTCAATTTCGCTTTCAAGTGTCTCGACAATATCTGAAAGCCGAATGATTTCACACTTTTGTTGAACCGTAGTTCGGATGTCGTCAAGTCTTCGAAGATCTGGTAGATACGTAACATAATCCCATTCGCCGTCTTCAAGTAACATGTAACCGTTTGAAGTGTATTTGTAATAAAGATTATCATCGCCAGTATGAGTTGCGCCCATAATGTCAGGATAACATTTTACGTAAGGTTCACTCATTCGCCTTGCTCCATAATAGTTGAACAGTGATAATCATGATGCTTCTCCAAGTTTATTTAATTTATGGTACTATTATACCAAATAATGACTTCCATGTCAACGACTTTATTAGAACATTTATGGGCCCCGAGAGGACTTTATATTCCTTTTTGTTCTAAGTCCATAGGTTGATATAGTACTTACTGAACAGTCTCAAACCTTCGTCTCGCTTGACTCTATCGGCATCGTTTTGGAATAAAGCATCATCTCTTTGATGTATTTCAAACGCTTCTATCATTTTGTCAATAATATTCTCCCAACGTTTGTAAAAGTTAGCATCAGTCCACCCTGGTTGGACTTTCATTCTCTCGAGGTCTTCTATAGAAGGATGGAACTCTTCATCAGCATCTTTAAAATCAGTAAGAGGCGCACCATTTAATTCAGACCTAAGCTGTTTTAACATTGGAAGAATGATATACGTTAAAGTACTATCCATTGAATACGTATCCCAACGATCAATTTTAACATTAATACGCTTTGATTCTTTCCAATTATTATACATGCCATTTAACGATTCGCCATAATCGTACCCAGGGATTTTTTCAATTTTATCTAAAAGCGTGTACACACGGTCATCACCGATGATTGGCCTAAACAATCGAGCAATTTTATATGATAATCCAAAATGGTCTGAATACTTTTTAATTTTTACTTGCATATTAATATTTCCTCTTAAAATTCAGAATAACGATCGCCTGAAACATCAATGATGTTAGGGATCTCCAGTTCACGCCACATTCTTAGTACTTGCGGTCTATCATCAAACGCACCGACAACATCGTACTTTTCTCCAATATTGTCCCAGAACAATTCTTCCTTAACAACGAAGTCTTTACGCCTATCACCTTCAGGTCTCATATAAAGTTCTATGTTGCCACCACCAAAATGCTCAGCAATCCAATTGTGAGTATCTTGATAGCATATAGCATCTCGACCTGATAGAAAGATTGGTTTTGCGATTGCTTCACGTAGTGCACCTTTAATCATTGCAATAACAAACTTACGTGGAATATCATTTTTTACTTTATCGTAATCATAAGGACCACGACCTCCCATTTTAGCAATAGTTCCATCGACATCAATGATGATTGCTTTAGGATTATCGCAGTGCTCATGTACAGGCTTACAAAGATACGCATTCATTTTCAGATATTGTTTCCACAGAACGTTTTCAGCAACACCACCTTCGCGTTGAGAATTTCTTTTACGTAACTCATCCCACGAGCATTCAAAAACTTTTTCTTGATATGAATATCCGTGAAGGTACGCAAACTCTTTCCATTCAGCGCGTACGTTAGGATTTAGGTTGGTGTCAGAAACTATAATATCTGAACGATATTCAACCGCCGTAACAGCAAGATGGTCACATGCCGCAGATATTTTGCGTTCGTTAGCTTTAGTGAATTTCCAGTTGTCCCAATTGCGCTTTTTACCGAGGAAACGCATATCATCGCGGTTAATATTAGTAATAGAACGATTACGCGCGTACTCTTCAGCCCAAGTAGTTTTGCCAGAGCATGATGCCCCAACGGTCAGTATCATTTTGTTCATAAAGTTTCCTTTCAATCAATTTATGTTAATATTATATCAATAATATGCTACAATGTAAACTACTTTATTAGAACGTTTAGTTATATAGAATGTGAAAAGTATTTATTCTCGATTGACTTAACTTTATTTAAAATGTCAAGTCTATGGCCATGTTTATCAATTGAGCATTCCATACCAGTTGCTTCGGCACGCCTCTTAAGTTCAGCGCTTGCATCAATTGAAAACAAAATATACTTTTTGTTCTGATTACATGACTGACATTTGGCTTTTATACTTTCATATACCGCAACACCATCAGTGTTTGGCCTGTAATAATCTAAGAGCACAATCATGTTTTCTTTTGTGTTTGTTATATAATCAACCGCTTTATCAACATCGTTAAAACATAATATATCTGTTTTAGCATACTCTGATGTAAAGATAAACGAATTGACTGCCAACGCTATGTCAGAATCGTCTAATAATACTATTTTCATTTTAATACCCTCTCTGAAGTATTTATAATGATCTTAAAACCATATACCGTAGAGGGTATATTGAAGCAAATATACCGTAGAGGGTATATTGGAATGCATAGCATTGAGATAGTTTATCGGTTTCCCAATTTACCAGTCCAGCCTTTGCCTTTAAGAACAAAGTTACCGCCTGTGATAATCTTAACTAAAGAAGCGTTGCCGCACTCCTCACATACCGTCAACGAATCATCTTTCATTGACTGTTTTATTTCAAATACATCAACATCACAAATGTCTTCTGTACATTTATAAGTATACGTTGCCATATTAACTACTCATCCTCGCTAAGTCTTTATAAACTGGTTCACTTCCAACATGAGTTATTTTAATGATAACCCAATTGTCTGGTATATATTCACTCATTCGTCTCTTCCTTTCAGTAATCCAGTTGACCACCTTATTGGTTGGCCGTAGTGTTCTTCAAATTGGCGTATCAGTTCTTCATATGTAATCAGTCTTTCATCTTTTATATTGTCCAACCAATCACCAAAGGCATTCCAGTCTTCGTGGCGCATAGGGGCAACACCGTACTCGCTTTTACCACACCAGTATTCTTCCTCATCAAGCCCGTAGATGTCTATACGTCCACAAGAATACTCTACATAATCTTTATACTCTCTGACAGGAAAAGGTTCTAATACTCCTTTTGATTTCTTCATAACATAAGGTATGTTCCTATCTTCGTACCACTTAGTAGAGATTGGCCCCATCCAGTTTGTACTGTAACTAATCACAATCTAAGGTTTCCTTCACTCATTGTACTGCCTTCCAGTAAGACATGATTCTCTCGAACGCCGCAATGTCCTTGAGTATTTCCACTCTGTCGGCTTCGGGGTCATTGTACGTAAATATATTAACAGTCACACCTTTATCTAAATTCGCTAAATCTTCTAAGGCCCATTTAAGTTGCTGAGAGAGTTCGGCTCTCATAAGCATATTTGCTGATTCGTCTGACAACTCAACTTTCATCTACTCATCCTCGCTAAATCTTTCATTTGTTGTACGTCAATTACTGGAACAGCATTTGACTTGTGCATTGTACCGATACCCTTGATTAGGGTTCCTGTGTAAACCATACTCTCTTTCTTTTGAGTATTGTGGGCGCCACTATCGACTGATTTGTGAACCACGGTTGACCTACGGTAAGGTTCACTCTTAACTTCTAAAGGCTGGAATTCAGGCGTTGCTTGTTTCTTTGTTGACCATGCGTTGTAACTCTTCTTACGTCCGCATGACGTATGTCGCATCGAGCCATGCATCATAACACCATCTCAGTATAGTTAGAAGTTTCGCCACACGCTAGCAGTGTGTGCCCGCGTAATACGTTCTTATGTTTGGAAACTGCCCTGAACTCGCCGGCAACCTTAGTGACGTTAACTGGAGTTTCCCATTCTTCATAGAAATCCGCTGGAGAAGAAGTGGCACTTATTGAAAGTATTGACTCAGAAGCGTACTCGTCAGAAAATTCAATGCAATTGCTAATTTCAGCAATATCTGCTTCAGTCATTTCGCCACAAAGAATATAAGTGGTACCACCTTTGTTTTTCCAATACTGAGGACAGGCGCCTTCACCAGACCAATCGTGGGCACCATAGTTTTCTCTGAACTGGGTTGTTATTACTTTAAACATAATGTATTCCTTAACTCAATTTGTATAGCTATTATATCAAAGAACTGCAGTTGTGTATATAGTTAATTGCATTGTTTTTAGAACAAAAAAGAATATCCATATTCCTCTTCAGTATATAAATTGCTTTAACTTAGAATCTTTACGATTCGTTCTGCAAGTTCAGTGAACCACGTTTCATAATGTCCACGCGAAGTTTCAGCAGCCGTACCAATACGAATACCACTTGTTTCCATGAAAGGGCGAGGATCGTTTGGTACGCCGTTTTTATTTACGGTAATACCATTCTCTTCAAGCAAATCAGCAGCTTCACGTCCACTATATTTACTATTGCTTAAGTCCATTAATATGATATGGCTATCAGTACCGTCAGTCAGGATCTTAAACCCATTAGCATTGAATACTTTACACATTGCCTGTGAGTTTTTAATAACATCTTTGGCATATACGCTAAACTCAACATCACTAGCTTCAATGAAACATTGTGCTTTAGCTGCAATGATATGCATCAAAGGACCACCTTGCGTCCCTGGGAAAATAGCACCGTTGATCTTACGAGTGTATTCTGGGTTATCCCATAAAATAATACCGCCACGAGGACCACGAAGTGTCTTATGTGTAGTTGAAGTTACAACATCAGCAATACCAATTGGGCTATCATAAACACCACCCGCAATCAATCCTGAGTAATGCGCCATATCTACAAATAATATTGCACCAACTTCATCAGCAATATCTCTAAACTTTTGCCAATCAATTTGACGTGGATATGCGCTAGCACCTGCAATGATTATCTTAGGTTCATGTTTAATAGCTGCTGCAGAAATCTCTTCATAATCTAATAAGCCGTTTTCATCAACACCATATGTATGAGCATCGAACCACGCGCCTGACACATTTACTCCAGCACCATGCGATAAGTGACCACCGCTAGATAAGTCCATACCAAGAATTGTATCTCCAGGCTTTAAGAATGCTTTGAAGACCGCAAGGTTAGCATTAGCGCCTGAGTGAGGTTGCACATTAGCAAACTTAGAACCATACAGTTTGCATAGCGTATCAATAGCTAATGTTTCTATTTCATCAGCATGATCACAACCATTATAGTATCGCTTCCCAGGGTAACCTTCAGCATATTTGTTAGTAAAAATGCTACCTGCTAAATCCATTACTGCTTGACTTGCAAAGTTTTCACTAGCAATAAGTTCAATCGTTTCATTTTGTCGTATAGCTTCTCTTTTAAGGATGCTATCAATTTTTGCATTTATTGCCATTTACAGATGTTCCTCTTTCAGTTATTAATCTTCAACATACTTATTAAATACTTGCTGAAGTGTCATTATTTTTGGTTTACTCAGCTTGCCGATTAATTGCATTTGCAATGCATTTATCGAAGAAATTAGACTATCACCGTCGTAATCCTCAATGTTCACTTCGAACTCTGAAAATTCTTGTAGAAACGCATTGCTTTCAGAATTACCAGTCGTGGTGTAATACTTAGGGGATGTGAACAGCGCAATGATATCAGCTAAACATGATATTGGTTGGGTTTCCATAATAGTAACTTCACAAGGAGTGCTTAATGCTAATAGCTTTTCAGTACCATCAGCAAATTCACAATCTATACCTTCATCAGATACATTCATTTCTAAAATAGCTTCAAAGCCATCAACTATAACCTGATACCTTGGGTACTCATCGTACATAATATAATTCCTTAAAACTGGTTTTTTAAATCATACTTGTTTAATAACGAAGCTTCACGTATAGCACCTAACTCAATAGAATTAGCTCTTCGCAAGTCAGCTTCACTATGATATAACTGTTCAGCTGCTTGCAAACTTAAATACGTACGATTTGCTGCAGTATACTTTTCCTGCAAGGCTTCAGCCGATAATTTGCTATAGCCTGTAAAATCTAAATTAATCTGTTTCATTTAATACTCCTTAACTCAATTTGTAGATCTATTATATCAACAATAGCGAATTGTGTCAATAGCTTTATTAGAACAAAAAAGAATATCATTATTACCTTTTGTTCATATCTCAGACATAACGATTTTCATACCGACAGTGCCTAACATAATTTTAGTAATTAGCTTTCCGCCCAATTCGCGCTGATAGAAATATGGTTTTAAAGCAGGATACTTTGTTATATAACTGTCTTTCGGTGGAACTTCATTAAGGTCAGTTTTTAATATATCAGTAGCCTGTGCTGGTGTTTTAGCATAGCTTTTGATAAAATCTATACCTAATAGTTTGACCGCAAAACCTAAACTTGGTCCTGACACTTCAAAGTATGCGCGGTCAAAGTCTTCTTTCATTATTGAAGCAATACCTTTTTTACCTGCAATAGTTCCATTAGTAAAAACTGCAACTCTTTTACGGCCACCCTTATCACGATACATTGCACCCGCAACGATCTTACCACTTGTCCTTACCAATTTCCAAAAAGGTATATTATCAATCATATCTTCAGGCGATTTAAAACCTTTACCTTTTTGTCCACCGATAGCCTCATAACTTTTTTGAATCATATCAAAGACTTCTTGAGCGTACTCAGATTTCTTTTCATCATTGCCTAATAAATTCACAAAGCGTTCATTAAGCATCGCGTGCCATAAGTTTAGTTTAGTTTCTTCTTTGAATTGTTTAAATGATTTCATACTGTTCCTATGTTGCCAGTGTTTAACTTATTTATATTAATGAATATATTCATATGCGTAATGTCGTTCAATGATTTTATTAATATTTTCTACATACTCAATTCTATGATGGCCTGCATCGTGTGTTGTTACATGCGCTCTTGCTTTTAAGAATTCATTTATTAAAACTGCAGGTATTACTTTATCACCTAATTCAATATAAGCATGAACTGCAGGTGCACGTTGTAACTCTTGTTCGGATAAAGCGGTATATCCGTCATACTTAGGGAATAGTGATGGGTTTAATAATACACAAGGTATATTACGTTCAGCGGACTTCTTTAATGCCCAATAGCCGCCTAAACTATGACCGACTAATACATCAGGTTTAATTCTGTCAATCAACTCATCATACAAATTGTTAACGGCATCATATCCTAACTCCAGATAATCAACCGTTTCACAATACTTTTTTCTATCAATCGTAGCAAACTTATTGGTGTTATTACTACTGTTTAAACCATGAAAAAACAAAATCACATCAATACCTCCATCTCAAATATTATTATATTACACTATGCTCTTAATGTCAATAGTTTTCTTTCTAATTGACCTACCAATTGCCAATATAATTAATGAAGCTGCGGTTATACTGACCAATGAGGCGATAACGAATACCACCATAAACGTAATCATTACTATGTTTTCCTGTTATTTAAAGTTAGGGGGTTTTGCAGCCAAGGTTGTTGGCGGCCATTTGGTATAGGTTAATTGATCTTTATCATTAGTTAACGCGAAGTTTGAATTCTTTCTCAGTTTTGCTGACTTTAAATTACGACGGCGGCCATGCATCATGCATCAATTCCTCTAGGTTGTTATTTATACATTTCCTGAAGTTCGACTTCAAGCGCAATTGCTTCAAGTTCCCATGGTGATTCTTTAAGATTATTTGAATATTCTTTGCCTAACCATGAATAAACACCTGACTCAATTATAAGTCGCCCTTCAAGAAATTGCTTTGCGTGTACTAATTCATGGATGATTGTACGGCAGATTTCTTCATCTTCAACCTTTTCTCCATAAATTTTGCGGTATACTGATATGTCGGCATATTCAACATTGCCATCACAATAACCGTAGTCAGAAGCAGTTTCACTTTCCATTTCAAATGCTATATCAATTGCTTCTGTTTGAATACCAAGGTAAGTAGCAACATTGTTTGCTAGGTTGATATATCGGGTATTGCGTGTATTTAATATTCTCATAATCATTTCCAAATAGTTGTTATCAATTTATGGTACTATTATATCCAAATCTACATCCAATGTATAATAATTAAAAAGAATATGATATATTTGTTGGTTCTAAAAACATACTTTGAGCTATACCATGAGCACACCTGCTTAGATAGTAATCAATGAATTCTTCTCTATCATCAGCCAAGTATAGCACCTCAATGTCAAGTACAAACATAACCGAATATTCTGGCTTTACTTCATCGTTTAATACTGGTGTTAATTTTATTTTAAACGGTCTGCCACGAGCATGGTTTGGGAGTGAGTCTTTGGTTGGATCATAAACTGAAACATCAACAATACACATTTTTACGCGTGACTTGATACGGTCCTTCGCCCAATCAAGTAATAAATCATATTTATCTTTCATTTCATTATACACTTATGTTGTAAATTATATGTTATAGGATCACAAACAATTATAGGACCCCAACCATTTTGCCGATAAAGATTCGCTAACTTATGTAATATCTTATCAGGATATCCGCGGTTCTCTTTTCGAGCAGCGTCACTCCTATCAGTATATAACTCAACGTTATTAATCCAAACGTTTTGATCTTTACCATCAGCTCTTGTCAATTTACGATCTCTGATAACCCAACCGTAACCGCCGTTATAAGCAGACAAAGCAAATGACCAATCATCACAAACTTTAAGTGTACCTTCACCACCCCAATAGGTAATTCTATCAAGCAAATACTTATCATATATTAATAATGCTTGTATTGCCCATATTGGATTAAGCGGTTCGTTTGCAACTAAAGCAGGAAACTTTCCAGAAACCCATTCCGCAGTCTCTGGAGTGAACTGAGTTAAACCATCGGCATACGGACTTTTTGCATTTGGATTCCAAGTTGATTCTTTATGTATCTGCGCAGCAAAAACTGCGGTAGGTGCATTCAAACCAAAATGGTATTGAGAATGTCGCATAAGATCACGTTTATACTTTGCCGCGTTATCCGGAATAAACTCTTTCGAGAATACTCCGGCGCCGACAAACAATAGCGAAAGTATCAAATACTTCATACGCCCATTGTTACTCCAAGTATAACTGACATCATAATTATCGCGCGTCTAATCAATGTTGCAGCGACAATTGTAGGGTGAGTTGCATCAGTCATTTCATGAGGTCTGTATTTTGGAAACAGAATCACATCAAGGAAATAACCTAATACTGCCGCGATACTTACCAATGATAACTTGTGGATTATCAAAGGAAATTTAATATCGGGACTTACATAATATACAAATCCTAATAGCAAAAATGCTATAAGTAAAAACCCTAATCTGCCTTTCATTTACCAATTCTTCTCTGAATAATTTTAACAGATGCAGGTGATAGTACTTCAGTATAATTTGCGTTATTAAGTGTATCTGCTTTCAGCCGAGTTGACATAAACCTTAAACTGCGCATTCCTTTGTGCTTATCCGCATATGATATTAATGACATTCCATCACAAGTAATGTTATTATAATAATCATTAAACCTTAATAAGAACTGATTTTTAACTGCGGTTAATTTTCTACGAAGAGCTGATTTTTTATCCTTCGCAACTATTTCACAAATGTTTTGCAGCGCATCATTCGCATCACCGGCTTTTGCTGTAGGAGCAAACATCATGACCATTACTATCAAACCAACTACTATAAATTTAAACATTTTTAATCCTCTAAGTATTTTTTCCACTGTTTTGCGAAACTGCAATTCTTTGCGTTTTTAAATAATGGGGCAATCGCTGAATCTTTAAACCCAGCTAAACCACACCCAACTCTTGTGACAAAAAATCTGTCATCAATAGTATCGTTACCGTGCGTATAAGATACAAATTTATCTATATACTCAGCTATTTGTTGAATATCCAAAGTCTCAATACACCAACCCTTTGTCGGTATAGCGTACGATTGTCCAATAAGACCTTGACCTTTTCCCATTTCTGCTCCATACATGTGCTCTGCACAAGCAGCCGCCCCTGCCCCGTGTACTCCTTTTAAGTTAGAACCAAAGACAAATATTTCGTTGTCTTTTGGCAATGTGCCGTCTTTATGAAATTTCATTCATGGTTTTCCTTATAATAAACTCGTAATGATTTAATATTTTATGTTCGTCGACTAAATGGTTTCTTTCAAAATATCTCTTGTCATTTATAATACTGGACAATACATATCTTAAGTCTTTATTAGAATCCCTTACACGAATAACATCATCGAACTTTACATATACTTCATACCTATACCCAGGGTAAAACGTGTAACACCAATACCCTTGACCTTTTTCATATAAGATGTTAACCCAAACCTTTTTAGTTCCAACCGTTCGGACTTTAAGATTAACAAACAGTTCCATGTCAGTCAATTGAGTAATACCCTTCTGGCGTTGAATAATACCAAGTGCCCATAGCATTATTTAATTCGGTGTCTTCAGGTCTTTCAAACATTGACCCACACCCATTACATTCACTAACGCTTAAAGGCAAATCATCCATTAATGGATTTTCTTCAATTTGCTGAGTTATAAAATGTACCTCATCACAGCATTGGCACCAGTCATAGCCAAGTATAGCAATTTTGTTTCCAGTTATTTTGCCATCTTCCCATTCATTGGCATCGATGAAATTTTCAGGAAGTGGGCGACTAAGGTCTTCCTTTGCAATATCCAATACTAGCTTGCGGTCAATCCAATATTCACGAAGCATGGATGATTTGTTATCATAAGTAGCTTGACTCATATTTCAATCACCGACGTGTGTGCAAAATCAAGATTAGGTTCGCCAGCCGCGACATAACCGCGTGGGTTGCAGAGAACACGAGTATTATAAATGTTATAATCGAAACTGTTATGAACATGCCCATGAATCCAAATATCAGGTTTATGCTCGCCCATAAATGATTCAAGGTTGGATGCGTAAGCAGGCGATAATAATTGTCCTTTATAGTCTTCATGTATTGACATCTCGGATGGCGCATGGTGTGACACCACCACGCTTTTGTTATATTCTTCGGACTGTAAAGCAGCCGCAATCTTTTTAGTGTGCTTTGCAAATAACTCAGACGTGTATCTTGGTGATATTTTTCGATAGTCAGGCTCAGTACGAATATGTTTATAATCATTCATAGAAGTCTGTGCTTTATATTGGGAGTGAGGCATAGTAGCACCACCATGCAGATAATAATCAGTCCACATTGTTGCACCAACAAATAGCACGCCGTCAATGATTACATGTTCGCCTTCGGGCAAAAAGTGTACATTAGTGCCCCGAAATGCATTGTCGAGTTTACGATTAACACTTTCGATTGAAGACTGATAGTATTCGTGGTTTCCCGGCACATAAATGATATGTTTATGCGGCTGAGCTAAAATCCACTCGACCTGTCGATTCTTAACACCAATATCGCCTGCAAGAACCATTACGTCAGCACCGTCATTGAATATGTGATCCCATTTATGGTAATCAAATTCCAAATGAAGATCAGAGTAATAACTAATTTTCACGTTTTGGCTCCTTAAATATTTTGTAAACAAAAACTAAATAGCAAATGACTAACATCACCGCAACAGGTGAGCCAAGTGTAGAATGTAGCACTAGGACTAAACCTGTTAGATAACCTATTATAACAATTATACTTAAAACTTTAAGCAGCATTTCTTGATTCATCGTATGTACCTACCTTTTTAAATTTACGATACGAACGCGAAAACTTTAAGCTTGGTTTCGCAAACATCTTAATTACTTCAGTACCTTTAGGTATATATCCAACACAACGTTTGCGGTCATCAAACAAATACGAATGATTGAAGTCTTGACCTTCTGGCCATTGAGTGATTTCTTTTTCAATAGTATACATTATAAAACAACTCCGTATTCACCAGTAGTAAACCATTCAGGCTTATTCGCAATCCAACCCATGTTAAACTGCTCGTTGTTTTTCTTAATGTAATAACGACGATACGCCTCAATGGGATCTTTAATATCAGCAAGTTCGTATTCATCGGCAATGCAAATCGCAAATGTAGTTTGAGAACCTGATTTGATATTAACGGGTTGCTGTATTAGAGCCAAGTCTAAAAGTTTTTCAGTTGCATGAACCTTACCACGTCGAGCAGTATATTCATTACACAAACCTTTAAACAAGTTATATGCCCAGTTGTAATTATTTGAAGTTTCGCGAATCCATACTGCTGATGGGTGGTTGTAATGAGTGGACTTATATAGAAGAGAATGCAAAGTGGGGTGGTCCCATTTCTTTAAACGGCTACCACCTTTACTTAACTCAATAAACATTTTACCATCAAGGAGACGGTGCGCAGTAGATAGCATTTGCGCAGTCTCGATGATCATTTTATTAACGTGCACATCACAATGAGACTTTGCAGCCTCGAACGGACAATCGGATAAAACAAACAAATTCATAATATATTCCTTAACTCAATTTGTAGATCTATTATATCAATATACCTGTCAGATGTACAATAACCTTTTGTAATATAGTATAACCTTTAGTTATTAGGGCACGTTTCCCAATAAGTTTGGGAAAGCCGTCAAAACCACATTCTTTGTAATAGTTGGAAACATTTCCTTAAGTTTTTTATCTTTAGCAGCAATGACGATTTCAGCATCTCTAGGATGAATAGTTTCAATCAAGTCTAAGAACTTGCGTTCACGTTTTACCGGCAACCATTTGTCACCAGGCCCATTCTTAATTAAAAACTTCATTATCTTAGGGCCAATTTTACTAAGTTGCTTTGGTATATTTTTAATAACGTCGTATGGTGTATAAGGTGGTGAACCTTCAGGTAATGCAAACTCTATGGTATTTGAATATTGACAATAAAGTACATCTCGTAAACCTTGTGAGTTATACTTTTGTAATAACTCTACCTTTTCTTTTTTGCTTTTTGCGTGCTGAACAGCGCCAAGCACGCTATAAACATATTTAATATCTAACTTATCAGTCATTAGTGGAAATCTCCTACACATTCAAGTAAATTGCGGCAACGGTTTTTAATAAGATAATTCATTATTTTTAATTTTGATGAAGTCTTAACATTTGCGTATACGTTTAGAATCGACTCAACAATTTCTTCAGGTAAGTCACCCAAGTCAATCATCTTTTTATTACGAATGAAGTTTTTATATTCGCTTTCAGTCATAACCGATTCCAGTTTATCTATATTTGCATGGAACACAGCTTTACGCTTTGCAGACAAAGCTGTTTGTCGAACGCCTTCTTTAAAGCAATCATCAGCTGATAATATGTTTGGTACACCATCTGAACTATCACCTTTAAAGCAATGCTCAAACAAAAACGTTTTAGGATGAGGCTCTTTAATTACCTTTTTAGTAATCGGTGAAAACTGATGTACATTAGAATACTTTTGAAGTTGAGCAAAATCCTTATCAGATGATACGATCATAACTTCTTCGCAATTACCAAACTCTTGAGTGGTTTCAACTAATACGCCAATGATATCATCTGCTTCAGTACGAGGAACCAATACAACTTTATAATGAAAGTTAGCAACGATTTCTTCGCGTATCTTAGTGACAATACCAAATACCGCTTTCCAATCTATTTTACTATCTTTATCACGATTAGCTTTACGTGACCATTTGTATTCGGGGAAGTAATCTTTACGCCATACGTCGCCTGCATCACAAGCAATAACCATTTGGCCGTACTTTTCTCGATACTTTTTATTGTACATGCGTAAAGAGTTTAATATGACATGACGAACAAAATCTTCATCACCAAGGTCAGCACCTTTTTGCGCAGTTAGCGCCGGAATTACCAAACCGTTAAAATCAACTATTATCATTCTCGTTCCTTATCTCATTATTAATTTATAGAACTATTATATAACATTTATTAGTTGATGTCAACAACTTTATTCATTAATACCGCAACATGTTTTGCGTGTATGCGTGTTCCTATAAATTTATTGTAGTACTCGTCAGGCTTTAGTAATACATCACGGGCAAATTGCTCCTTAGCTTCTAGGTAAGTCATTTCACCTTTCATTGTACAGAGATATAGAATTTCTCTTTTAAAGTTCTCTGGACCTTTTTCTTCAACTAACAGCTTAACTTGCTCTGACGAACCATAATACTTTTTCCAATCAGTCTCTACGATCTTTTTACGTTTACGCTTTTGCCCTTTTAAAGGAGGTAGCCTACGAACTGACATCAAGCCTTTCTTTCCAATATATTTCATACCGTTTGATAAATCAGTTATGCAATATACCATGCCAATGTAATCACCAATGTCTTCGCTCGTAAACTCCTCGCCTTTATAATACCACATATTCTATTCCATTATTGAGTTCTAATGGAATATTTATTAAGAGAAGTCAAGTTCCTCAATTATTTCAGTACCACAATATGGGCAGTACGATATATTTAACTCAGCTGTTTCCTGATCCGTTGCTTCAAGTGTGAAACTTGCCGCACAATTACTACATTCATGTTGTGTCATCTTATTCCCCTTTTAAAATTGATTCGAGACTATCAAACCCGCCGACATGTTTCCCATCAAGGAATATCTGTGGCACTGAGCGAGCAGTCGGAACAACTTCAAGTAATTGTTCTTTCGTAAAACCATTGCCGATTTCATTCTCGCTATATTCAATATTGTTCTGATCTAATAAATCTTTTGCTTTTACGCAAAAAGTACAATTAGGTTTTGACCATACTACATTGTCTTTTTTCATAGTTGAAATCCCGTAAATTCTTCTTCGTTAACATCTTTACTTATACCGCCAGTGGTATAACTAGATATTTCAGTTTCTTGAGGTGCAACTTGTACATTACCACCTGCTATCCATTTTTTAGTCCAAGGCAAAGGATCAGATCCACCAGGGTATTTAGTAGTTAGACCTACGGATTTCATTCGGCGATGTGCTAACCATTCTATATAAGCGCATAACATTGACTCGTTAAGACCAACCATTGAACCATCTTTAAAAAGGTACTTTGCCCATTCTTTTTCTTGTTCTGCAGTCTGTTCGTATATCTCAACACATTGGTCATGACACTCATCGCGAATCTTTGCGAAGTCTTCATCTTCACGCGGCAAACTCTTAATCATGAATACCGTTGAAGCAAGGTGAAGATTCTCATCTCGACAAATCAACTTTATGATTTTAGCGTTACCTTCCATTGACTTTTTGGTTTCAGCAAATGCCCATGAACACGCAAACGAAACATAGAAACGTAAACCTTCAAGAGAATTGGTTGCCTGTAGTGCTAACCATAATAGCTTCTTATGTTCATACGTTCCAAACAATGAACTATCAACCGCAGCCTGTTCGTTATGGCGTGCAAGATTATCATAGTGCCTTGAAATTGACTCAGCACAATCAGTGATTTCCTTTATATCAGTAATACCATCAAATACCTCAGACGGATTAGAATATATGTTACGTATAATATGTGTGTATGAACGGCTATGAATTTGTTCGCTAAATACCCAAGTAGTTATCCAATTTTCTAATTCAGGTAAAGATGCCAAAGGGCCAAACACTGCTGAAGGACATCTGCCTTGAACTGAGTCTAATACAATTTGTCGTTTTAAGTTACTAGTAAAGATATGCTGCTCATGGTTGGATAATGCTTTAAAGTCTTTAGCATCTTTCGATACGTCGATTTCTTCAGGCATCCAAAAGAATCCTAATTGTGATTCTGTAAAGGACTCAAGTGTGCGATACTTTTGTATATCGTATCGTGCAATTGCGACCGGCTCGTCAAAGAACATATTCTTGGTGATACTATCATTTGTATTTACATCAAAAGATTTAAACATTATTTTTCTTTTACCTTATCTATCCATTCCGTATCTAATTCGGAAACTATTTCTGGACCTAAAATAATTGGGCCTTGGTATGGAGTCATGTCTTTAACATTTATTTTTGAACCATCGTACGTGATTGTTATATGCGGTTGGTAACCATCATAGTCCCACGAACAACCTATATTACATAACTCTTTCCATCTTTTAGATAATACTTTTGATGAGAATTTTATAACTGCGGCGTCTGGGCCTAAATGTTTTACTTCACGTTCTCCGCCATTGATTGTTATCTTGTCGTTTCTATTAACGACTTCATTGAAATCAACCGGTTCTCTTGAAAATGCTAAAGTGACATGCATGTCTTTTGCTGATACTATTTGCGGAAACGCCTGGGCCTCCGCCCAAGCTATAATATCTTCGCTGTTTAATACCTTTCTTGATACGTACATTGCTTTTTTCACAATTTGCAACTCGGGCAATCATCTTCATCCAATTCTTCACTGACAGGATTATCATTGGCTTCTTCGTATGTTAATTCGCCAGCACCATCATAAGTATTAAAATAATATAGCTGTTTGCCTCCATATTTATAAAAAGTTAATAAGTCACGAATCAGAGTTTTTAAAGGCATTTTGCCATCTTCGTAGTGCTTAGGGTTATACGATGTATTAACACTTATGCCTTGGTCAACAAACTTCTGAATGACCGCACATATTTTTAAATAACCTTCAGGCGATTTCTGATCCCATAATAAATCGTATTTATTCTTTAACTTACGGATCTCAGGAACAACTTGTGCCAATATACCATCTTTTGATTGTTTGATTGAAACTAAGGCTCTTGGCGCTTCAATACCGTTCGTCGAGTTAATTACTTGAGATGAAGTTTCAGAAGGCATGATAGCCATAAGAGTACTATTACGAATCCCATGTTCATTAACTTCATTACGTAATGCAGCCCAATCCATTTTTAAGTTATTACCAACTAATGAATCAACATCTTTCTTATAAGTGTCAATTGGAAATAAACCTTGTGAATACTTAGTTTCACGTGACCATTCACACGCCCCTTTTTCTTTAGCAAGATTGATAGAAGATTTAATCAAATAGTAAGACCATGCTTCAAGCCATTCATGTAAATGTGACAATCCTTCTTCAGTAATGCCTTGATAAGTATAACCGTTTTTAGCAAGCCAATACGCTAAGTTATTAATACCAACACCAAGTGGACGACGACCCATAGTTGCAATGTATGCTGCTTTAACTGGATAATCTTGATAATCAAGTAATGAATCTAAAGCCCGAACTGACAAGTCACATATCTCTTCGAACTCAGAAGGATCACTAATGTTACCCCAATTAATTGCTGATAACGTACACAATGCTATTTCACCGGATTCATCATTAATATCATCAAGAGGTTTTGTCGGCAAATCAATTTCTGCGCAATTGTGTATTAGTATACCATTAGCAAAAAAGTTACTAGTTTCAGGAACGGTAATGTCATACACGTTTTCAGTGTAATCAAGTGTTCTTATTTTAATACCCATAATTTCTTCCTTTATACCAATCGTTTCCCGGGAGTGAGTTCGCTTGGTATGATGTTTTTAAATTGTCATTTGAATACCAGTTTTTACCAATATTCGCGTTTTTTAATTTTTCGCGGTGAGCAGCAGATTTGACATATTTTAGTTCAGTTGGGTTAACATTGTACTTTTCACAATATGCCTGTTTTAATGTCTTGCCGCCGAACCTATTTTTTGAATATGATTTTGGTATGGAATATTTCTTTACGCCATAATTAATAAACGATTGCATTCCACTAGAATGACCCTCGCTTAAAAAGAACTCTCTAGCATATGATAATATGGTTTCATCTGATATTCCACTCCACATACCATTGTTTTCTTTGGTCGAGGATGCTGTTAGTTTTTTGATCCAATCATCACGTTTTTCGGCTGGAACAACATAACCACCGTCCCCACCTTTTGTCATGTTATAACCTTCCTTAAAACTATTGTTAAGTTCGATATGTTTAACTTCTAAATTAGTTGCTTCAAGTTGTGTTGCAACAGTTTCTAATATTTTCGACTCAAAGACTTCCAAACCATATTTACGTATCGCTTTATAGAAATGATTATCCATTCCTGAAATCGCGTTAATGTAATGTTTGTGTAATCTTTCGTTCATTGTCTTTGACGTGTATCCGATATATTTTTTATTATTTAAAGTGTTCTTATGCTCGTAAACTATAAACATGATTGCCTCATTGGTAGGTAGAGTTATTTCTATAGTTTATTTATACAAACTGAAATCTCTCTACCTACCTTTTTAGCAATTTATCCTATAAAAAGTTCATCAGTTTCAACTAAATTTCTAGCCTCAACATATCCACGGTTCTTAGTGTATATTTGATGTTCAGGCGTGCATATTACCTTTTTGCCTGTTGTGTCATCTTCGATTTCCATTAACTCTCGGTCCCGACCAGTCATCGCACCTTTTGAGACTTTGCTATACTTAAACGTATTAGTTTCAATATCATATGCACTAACCTTCACTTCACGTGCTCTACAAGCATAACCTATAACATCAATGATTGGCACGTTAAACATGGAAATGCCATCTACAATAATGTCAAGTTCAGTGTCGCCAGTTACGCAAAGATTAGACATTTTGATTGGTGCATCTTCAGGTTTAAACGACCCTTGTATATTTACGTTATCAACATTCTGTAGATAAATTCTACCAGTATCTTTACGTTCTTGAATATAGGTAGTAAACAAGTCAAGTGCTTTAACAGTTATCTTTCGTATATGAGTAGTACGTTCAGCCTTTTCGTATATTTCTTTGAACTTATCCTGATCGGCAAAGAATGCATCATATAACCCAGGAACATCGCTTGGGCTAAACAATGTAATGTTACCATTAGTTATTAAACGTTCATACATTAATTTGTTAAACTGTACGCCATAATCCATTTGACGTAAACGATTTGACTCAACGCCTTTATTGTTCTTTAATACTAAAAGATCTTCAATTTCAAGATGCCATACCGGATAATATAAAGTAGCAGCACCGCCACGAACTCCGCCTTGTGAACATGACTTTACTGAACTCTGAAATGTTCTATAAAAAGGAATAACACCGGTATGTGATGCTTGGCCATTACGAATAGGAGAACCAGTTGCTCTAATTGAACCACCGCCAATACCGATACCTGCTTTCTGACTAACATATCGAATAATAGCAGCATTGGTTGCGCTAATTGAGTTAAGACTATCTTCAGTTTCAATCAATACACATGAGCTAAATTGTCTATCAGGAGTTCTTACACCTGCAAGTATCGGAGTAGGTAATGAGATATTGCCTTTCGATATATGGTTATAATATTTCTTAACATACGATATTCTTGTTTCTACTGGATAATCAGCAAACAATGTCATTGATACGAGCATATAAAGCATCTGAGGTGTCTCAAATATTTCCTTCGTTACCCTATTCTGTACAAGATATTTGCCTCTAAACTGTTCCATAGCAGCATATGTTAAGTTGAAATCCAAACTATGGTTTATAACTGAATTAAGAAATTCCCAATCATTTTTTGAATATTGGTTATAAAGATTCTTATCGTACCAACCTAACAGAACGTTGTTTTTATAATGCTCAATGAGGTCTAGAGGATCGAATTGGCCGTAGACTAGTTTCCGTAAATGGAAATTAATTAAACGTCCTGCAACGTACTGGTAGTTAGGTGATTCTTCGCTGATTAGTTCTGACGCTGATTTGATTAGAGTTTCTTGAATATCACTAGTAGTAATACCATTTGAGAATTGGATATGACTTTTTACTTCGACTTCAGATGGTGCAACACCGGTCAAGCCTGCACAAGCAAATTCTACTACATCATGTATTTTGTTAATGTCAAGTGGAGTTTTTGTTCCGTCGCGTTTAGTAACTAAAATATCTCTCATTTATTATCGCCTTATGTTTATTCTTTAGTTATTATATATCAAATGATAGGTAATGTCAATCGCTATTTTCGTCGTAATCATCTATTATAATAGTATCGTAGCTGTATCCACGAATTTTGCTACCATAATTTGTTTCAACAAAATTATGGGCATCTTTGATTTTTGCATTGATCATATGAAGACGCTCGGCAATTGCATCGCGTTCATAAAATCTCAATTGACTATATCCATGATAATCCATATAAGCAATGTCAACTCTACAACCACGTAAATGATCTATGTTATTAATGATGCGTATACGTTCGTTAACCCATACAAATTCGTTTTCTCGAATTCTTTTCCAAGGAAGGTTTGCCTGAATAAACATCGTGGCATTGTGTATGTTATTTGTGATGTAAACCGATTCAATCATAATTTTTTTTTTTCCTTATCAATTTAAGATACTATTATATCAAACAATAACGTTGATGTATATAGTTTCTATAGAATTTAAAAGAATATGAATATAACTGAAATTAACTATTGACAAGTTGATGATATCTTGTTATAATAGATTAGTCAATCGGGAGGAGTGTAGATATACAGATAATTATTTACGTAGTTTGTCTAATGACCTTGAACCAAACCAGAATGACAATACAGCAGCAAACATTGATTGAGTTTCAATATCCCATACTAATTGTATTGCTTCATTAAAATCCATATTTGGATCTTCCATAACATGTATTAGAAAGGTAACTTTAACAGTAACAAAAAGCCCGAAGAAGCAATACGTTATAATAGGTCGAACAGATTTGCGTAATGCACCTACCCAACCAACATCTTTTGTTAACGCAATGTCATGATCAATTAATCGTTGATGTTCTTCAGAATACTGAGTCTTTTCAAACATCTTAAGTTCAGAAGCACCTGCATGTTTTTGCATTTCAATTTTCATTGCTAGCATATCAAGTTCTAATTTTGCATCTTGCTTCTTATTGAAGAAATCCATTATAGATGGAATTGTTGAACCGGCAAAGCCGATTAAAGAACCTATGATAGTTAACATAATTTATAATCCCGATTTCTTTTTAGACTTACTGCACGCTTCAAGCCATTTCTTTAATGACTCAGAACCTTGATTGCGTTTGTGCATTATATCGTTATCGTAGTTGCCAGTAGGGTTCATATCAACTCCACCGCCAGATACCGAATTTGCTGCGACTTCTTCTACTTTTGATAAGCTTCTCATAGCTTTCCCTTCTCTAATTGGTTTGCAGTAACGGTCAAATTGATTGACGATAATTTATGTTGTACATTATATATACCGACATTCATTACATTGCCTTTGTGGTTATTTTCATTAACAATAACCGAAGAACCTTTGTTAAAAAACGTATCAGAAATCTGATCGTGAATGTTTTCTTTTAGTTTATATAACCCCGGTGATAAATGATTATCTTCACCAATAAACCATGCGCTTTCAGTCAAGTCTTGCTCGGCTTCAAGTTCTTCTAATATTGTTTCCATATCAATATCGTAGTTCTCTTTAAGCAAATACAACGCAGCCGCATAAGAAGTCAATTTATTATTGATCGGAAGTTTTTCAATTAGTCTTTTGATATTAAATACTAAACGATGGAACGGAGTGTACTCATCCTTTTCGTTACTATTCAAAGTAGATGCCTTTCTTAAAACTTTACCCTTAGCATCTACAATACCGTTTCTAAATGCCGGTGTATCTTTCCAATCCTGAGTAAGTATTCGTAAAAACTTGTAAGTATAAAACGTGCCTGCCGCACTTGCTATTAAACCCATGTTATATTGCCCTCAATCTGCTTATTATTTCTTGGTCTAAAGGTACCTCGACCAATGCATTGTCTGATAAAAAATTTGCGTATATTAGAAATGTTTTAAGATACGGCCAATGATCACGTTCGGTTTTGAAGAATACTAATTTGAGAGCACCTTCTATATCAAATACGTTAAACAGAACTATAATATGATTTAATATCAATCGTTCTTGAAGATCATCGTGTAAGTGGTACCGCTTGAATAATCTTCCCAAATATTTGATACGGTTTAAGTCTTCGTCAAATTCTTGAACTGTTGTATTATTCGAGTTTTTGTACACGCGTGCCGCATATAGCCTAAACGTACTATCATTTAGTAAATCAAACATTCCCATACTAACGTTTGAACATCATCTTTATTTTTGTCATGATGCCGTCTTTATTGGCACCCGCTTCTTTTATATTCTTAACTCCATTCCACGCATCACACTCGGCCTGAGTTAGGTTCTTTCCTTTTAGCTTTTCGCCAGACTTGGAATAAAAACCATTTGGCGTTGCTATACTGTTTTTCAACCAATTAGCTTTTTTCATATCAAATTCCTGTAATAAATAGCTTACCTAATACTGCAGCAACTGCACCACCGACGATTATTGCTGCTCGGTTAATTATTTGTACCGTTGCAGTGTTCTTTTTTGTTTCGTCATGTGCGGTTTCTATCTTCATTTCAAGTTCATGCATTCTTTCGTTAATTTGCATAAATGTGTTGTTAACTCTTTCTAATAACTGTTGGTTGAATCTTTCAAAATTGACAAGCTTTTCTTCGGCTCGAGCTAAGTCTATCATAGCCTCACTTAAGCGGTCAATTTTGTTTTCTATTCTATCTAGTCTTGCTTCGTGATCACTGCTCCCATTAGCGTTCATATACTACTGCCCCTTATACACCTGTAAAAAAAAATCCGATTAACGATATTGCAAAACCTATACTTGCGATACCTATTACTTTTAAACCGCCCAAAACCGAAGTCTTATTATTTACTTTGGTTTGGTTACTGTTGTCAAGTTTTTTAATATTAGCTTTAATGAATTCAATCTCAACTTTGAAATTTTTAATTTCTTGGCGTATTATGTGTAAGTCAGCTCCAATTATTTTGTTTGATGACGTGATTGAACTTAATATCTCATTTAGCCGATCTAGCTTATCTTCGATCGTTCCTAGAGTCTTCAAGATTATTCTCCTATTGGCGAAATGTCTGTTAGCCAGCACCTCGTCTTTGATCCGTCGCCTTTCTTAACAATAACATAATTGGTTCCTTTAACTGATACTGTACAAACTTCATTTGATTCGTTTATTACTACAGTATCGCCTTTATTAAATATCTCGCCTTTAACGAATAATTCGCGGACTTCTGATACTGATTTCAATTGAAGATGCTCGCGGAAAGATGTCGATTCTTTAAGACCCATCGCTTTACGCATATCGTTAAACAATTGAGTACTATCAGAGAAGTTTTTAGGTAGACCTTTTTGAAAGATTTGATAATCATTAGCGACAACTGCTGCTCGCATTTTAGAAGCAGACATACCAGTTGCACCTTCGGCATCAGGATCACGTTCACCTGCTGACACAACCTTAACTCCACCTTCGAAGTTATAAAAACCATGTCTTGCTTTAACACCATTATACTTGTTTGCTATAGTTTCATATTCGGTAACACGGTCCGATCCTGCTATCAAAGTTAACGTCGTGAAACCGCTATCATATACTTTTGTCAATACATCAAATATAGTTTTAACTGATTTATCCATGACAACTGAACGCGCATGAGTTGGAAACATTTTACGAATCCATTTTATCTTTTGTCCATATTCTAATGGATTCTTTTTGGCATCGGTTGACTGCGAAACGTATATGAAATATGACGAACCTTTTGCTGCTGCGGCTCCTTTATCTAGAAGTTTTAAGTGACCGATAGTCGGTGGGTTCAAACGACCCCACACAACCACCGCATGATTCTTATCTTCATTTATAAACTGTGAGAAAGACTTCATATTATTTCAACTTCTTTTTAAGTAACGATAGATATTGTTTATATTTATTAGGATCATTTGATTGGAAATCCGTAGGTGATTTGTACATCCAAGAACCTTCATTCTTAGTGTTATCCATTACGACAACTGGACCGTAAGCTGACTTTTCGATATAAACGTTTTTATTTCCTTTGAAATCTTCGAACTCAACAACCTTACTTTTACCAATTGGTACACGCCCATTTACGAACGTGAATCTCAATTGTTTATTTGAAGTCGTTTTAGCTTCGGTAATAAAGTTTGAAAACGATACAGCTTCATTAACTTCTTCTTTATTATTTTTAAGTATTTCTTGCATAGCAGCATCATCAGCAATCTCGACTTCATATACCGTTTCAATTTTAAATTGTGCGTTAGGTGTAAATACACACCATTCAGGAGAGGCAACGCTAAACTTAGCATTACCACCTTCAACTCCAGCTACATCATAATCTTTACCCCTCTTGCCCAATGCAGCGTTCATCGCAAATATGTAACCGATCATACCCGCATTTCTACTATAGCCGGCATCGCCGATATACTGTTGGGATTTGTCAATATGAATTGCTCCATATACACCGTCGCCTAGCATACGTCCAACAACTGAAGCATCGCCTGATTTGATAACAGCAAAGCCATTTCGTAATATAATCGAAGCAGCAATTGAGCCTGTGCCATGGTACATTGGATTAATTATTTCTTGAGTAGGATCATCATCTATCCATGCTTCTTGACTTCGTACTTGCAATGGCAATTCGGCTTTAAATACTCGACGTATTTTCATACCAGCTTTACCATGTACGCCATTACGTTTTGCTCTGTGCATATCCGCAGTTAAACGCTCAAGTTGTGCCGAATCCATTTCAACTTCTTCAACACTCATGTCATTTAACGAAACTCCCTTAACAGCATCAGTTGTGTACGTAATCAGCTCATCATAAGTACGTACATCCGAAACTTTAACTTTATCGCCAGGGATGTCAATATGGTTAAACTTTAATATTTCTGTTAAACGCTCGGGCGTTACTGATACTAATGGTTTAATTGGCGAGTTTTCGTTTTCAATCTTCCCTTCAACAAGTATCTCCATTGCACGTTCTTGTACCATTGCGGCCGCAATTTCTTTCTTGTATTTATTATTAATGGTATCATATATAGATTTAACTTCACCACCTGATTGCATTAATACCTTAGAGAAGCTAGGAATAATTTCTCCACGAGCTTCACGGTATGCTACGGTATTTGGCATACCATCTAAACGAGCTATCATATCGCTAAACGCTGACGCTATAACTTTCTCGTCTTTAAACATAGGTGAAGCATCGTCCGCTGCAAAGTGTTCCGCAATTGAAGCCATATAAAAGGTTTCTTGGTTACGTACGGCCTTTTCAATTATGCTATATACCTGTAGTTCCAAGGCCGCTGACTGATTAGCGTCTAAGTTTAATTTTGTGATTTTATCTAAATCGCGAATTTCACCCAGCTTAATGCCGGATCCTTTATATTTGCCATTTGCTATAAACGAATTGACAACCAAATTTTGTAATTCGGGGTCATCTTTAACTATATCGAAAGTTGGAAACTCCGATAACGTACCAGAACCTACTGGCCGTGCATCAAGTATTTGAGCAGCTACATTTATTTTTGGATGCGCGCCTTGAAGTAAATCTTTTAAGTAAGATTTGTAATCGCTATCATTGAAGATGTATTGTTGTTGTGTTATAAAAATAGGTTTAAGATCGATTGTGGATGATCTTAAAGTGGCCTTAGCATCATCCACATCAGCATTTACCTCAGTTAAAGATGCCAAAGATGTTTTTGATAACAAATCATGCGCTTCTGTGTACAAACTTTGGTCGTATCCTGAAAGACGCTTTATTTGAGAAGGCACGATCAAACCGCGATATGATGATAATTGTAAAACCGCGTTTAATCGTCTCTCAGCTTTAAGAAAAAATTGTTTATCAGATTTAACTGAGTTAAACGACATTATAGTATTAATAACGCCCTTTAATATAAAGTCCGATGCCTGCCCGACGAGTTCAGGAAACTTGCTTTCAAATGATCCGCCACCAGTGGTACCAAGTAGGTTTTTCCAAAGACCAATTGCCAATAAATCTTGTGCGCTTTTTGCATCGATATTTGAAATATTAATACCGCTTTTAAAATTATTATTAGCAAAACTGGATACATCTAATTTGTCAGCCCACTGAGTCATATTTTTTATTGGCACATTATTATGATTGACATATTCTTTAAATAATAAGATTGATATTTCTTTATTGTTATTAAAGAAACCTTTCCACGCTTCGGCTAAACTTCTTGCACCTTGGACTACTTTTGGTAATTTATTGCCATATGTGTTCGTGTCCGCAAAGATTGTTAGCATCAACTTAGGATCAGCATACTCATCTCTAATTATTTTATTACCAATTTGTCTGAGACTTGAGTATTGACTAAGTACCATTTGTGAAATTAAATCATGCTTAGCTCTATTATAGTCTTTTAAAACCATCAGTTCATGCATCTTGAATATCATATACATGAAGTCAGGACTGCTTGCAAGTGGATGTCGTTGAAGCACGTTATAATAAAACGCCTTAAGCACGGTATAAAACTTTTCGTAATCATATGCTGCTGAAATATTATTCAATGATGTAACGGCTGCTTTAAACTCTTCGTTAGAGTATGAACTTATTACTGCCTGTAATTTCTGTTCTAATCCGAACCTGCCAGTTCCTTGGCTAGTAGTAAACGCGTTTATTAACCGATCGACTGCTGAACTGGTTCCGTCATCTTTTACTATTACATCAAATTTAGCAACTGACCTAAACCAGTCAGTGTCGTATTCCTTTTCATTTTCAACGTTAAACGATATTAAACCACTGGCTGCATTAATGAATGGGTTTTCTTTGGCATCACTTATCATATCTAATACTACGTCAGTTTCTCTATAAGCCAATGTTAAAGAAACCCTTATTAGGTTTTTGGTCTTTTCTGCCCCAATTCCTACAGTTTTAAGTGAAGGTAAATTTTCTCTAATATAATCAGAAGGCTTATACCTCAATCCGACTAATGATTCAAGCTTTCTTAATGCGTTGAATGATGGTAATTCACTTAGAGATTGGGTGCCCATTATATCGTATATACCAGCCCTTTTGATTGCGCCAGCTAAATCTAGTTTATCAACACTCTTTGTGCCGCCTATGATATTTATTAAATGAATAAACCATTCGTTATAAAGGGATAGACCAACCTTTTTGGAAATGGCTTTAGATACCATTGCATCCATCCATTTTGTAATTGTTGCTTCTGGTATTAAATCAAAGGCATCACCTAAAGTTGATAGTGTGTCGCGCATCTGAGTCATATTTACGGCTTTAGGTGCGCCTTTTTTATCAGGTCCAAACATTACCCAGTTCGTAAAGTCGCGAAACCAAGTTACTGGTTTCTCAGCAGCGCTCTTTAGAAGCGCTTTATTATCCTTAGCAGCCATTGCGTCTTCAAACGATAATATCTCTGGCGCAGTTGGTGCTTGAGATACGACAGGTGCTTGTACTGTACTTAAATCTGGAGAGTCGGTTTGAGGTTGATTAGTAGCAGTAGCAGTAGCAGGTGTAATAGTTTTATTGACTTGCTTAAACCGCATACCGCGTGTTAGGTCAAGAAACTCACCAGAAGACTTCTTATTCCGCATTGCTGACCAACGAATATGCTTCAAACCTAAAGTAAGATCACCATCATCAACTATTGTAGCTAATGCTTTCTTCAATGATTTCTGCATACCAATCATATTAGAATCTTTTACTTGATTGATCCAAGCAAGAAGAATACCTTCATCGATATTATCAATTGAACCAGTCTTTAGTTTAGCAAGGAAACGAGTAATTTCGTTAGTGACTGTATTGTTCTTAAACATTTTCTTGTCACTCATTATTTTTATAATAAGCGACATATCATTGTTTTCGTCTGTTATGTTAGCAAGGCGAACTTTCTTATCGGCTTTTATATAACGTAATACCTTTGCTTGATTTAGCGATAAATTAAACGCCAAAGCAACACCCACGAAGTTAATCATGAATGCATTAATTATAGCATTGTCGTCGTCTAAAAAATCTGCTTTATCAGCTGAAGTATATAATAAATTTTCGTGCAATTCCTTATAAGTTTTATTTCTCATCTTTCTTTGTCCCGCCACGTTTCTTTTCTAATTCAGCTTTCTTTACAGCCGGCAGGATCTTTTTCGCTATACGGTCGATAGCGCCTTTTTTAGCATCAACACGTTTTTCGAGTGCTTGACGTTGAGAAAATGACAAGTCTTCTTTGGACTTGTTCTTTAAAATCATTTTCTCAACTGCTTTACGCGCGCCTTTACGGGCACGAGCTTTTAATTTTTCTGGAGATGCGATCTTCTTTTCGGCGCGTTTTTTGCCAATAGCGATCTTTGCTTTGTTCTTACGGAAGGTTTGCTTTGCTTTCATGCGTTGTTTTAAATCCAACGCTTCGTCCAACGATTCATATAACTCTGGAAAAAATTCTTTAATATCGCTTGTGTCCATACTGTATTCTGGACCTTTAAGAAACCTTAATACGTCTTTCTTCTCGCCAGTGATATAAGCTTGAGTTTCTCCATCATGCTTAATTTTAATCTTGTATTTTCTTTCAGCGGTTTTAATATCTTCGCCGGTATGATCAACGTCTATAGTTACTTTCTTTTCGACCAACGTTTCTTTAAAGGTTTTCATTAGGCAATGTCCCATCTATTATAAGTTTCTGATGATTTATTTATAATAGATAGGAACTTAACATTGGGTTTATACTATAGCATCTAACTCTGGTGGAACGGTATATCCTTTTTTAATTATGCCGTCTTTAGTCATTTGCAGTATGTTTTTAACGGACTTTTTGTAAACAAACCGAGGGTCAGTGACAGCTTTAAACGCGTCTTCCCAAGTAAGTATCATGGTTGACTTATACTTAGGGCCGAACAACATAGTAACAATTTCTTCCTTATCCATTGTTAATAGCCACTTCTCTAAAGTTTTAGAACTCTTGACTAATCCCTTTTTACCCATCCTTGATTGTTTACCGCGAAGCAAACCTTTCGATAAGTCAAAGAAATTACGTTCCCATGAAGCATCGACTTCCTTACCTTCTTTATCCATTGCTTTCTCTGCGGTCTTGTAATCCATGAATCTAGCAATTGCATATAATAATTCGTTTCGGTATAAACCTTTCCATTGGCTTTCCCATTCAGCTGGAGAATAATATGCCCACGAAGAATAGTCTAAATTCTCAGTTGGCATCAAGTCTAGTTGAACAGTTTCTCCTTCTTGTTTACCGTCGTCGTTTTTAATAGGGAATGATATAGAAACTAATCCCATAGACCTCATATCACGGAAGTCATACCCAGATGATTTTGCTACATTAACTATCTTATCAAAGACATCATCAAGAGTGTTAACTGCTTTATCGCTTTTAACGATAGCTCCAAGGTCTAACGCTAAATCAACATCACCGCTTGAGCCACCTGCTTTCTTTTTACCAGTTGAGCCTAAACTTGCAGTTTGCTTCTGCGTTAACTTTAACTTTGGCAGTATCTCTTTATAAATGTTATTCATTGTGCCAGCAACGTTTTCTTGATTGATACGTGTAACACCCTTAACGGCATTGCCGCCTTCTGCTATAAACTTTTTAAATGATATCATTTCTTAAACCTTTTTCTGAATACGTCGCTAGTTACTTTTAACTTACTGCCAAGAATATCAAGTACGATTCCCTCGAACTCTTCGCCATACTTACCTTTGTTTATATATTGTAAAATGGTTGTTCTGACATCGCTTTGTGCCTTTTCAATTAAACCTTTTATGATAGCCTTCTCTTCACGGTCAGCATGCTTTCTTGATTGTAATATTGCAAGTGCTTTATCATAATTCTTTAATAGTTCGGCAATTGAACCAACACCAAAGTTCAAATCGATGTCAGGAATATTCATTGACTTTATTTTGTCAAATCTAATCTTACTATTTGAAATCTTTACTAAATCATCAATTAACGCTTTCTTATCAACATCGCCTTCGATGCTAAAAGGCACGACCGTTAACAATTCAGCTAACTTAGACTTATCATAATCAATATAGATGAATCGTATCTTATCTTTCGATACTTCTTTACCCATTGGATTATAAAACATTTCACCGATAATTTTGATGCCGTCGCCATTGTTATGTTTCTTTAATACTGCTTGCAGCTTAGAATTCTTTTTCAATACATCAAGTAAATTCTCAAAGTTCTTTGAAACTTCATTAGCTTCATACCCTCTTGAAATTACATAATCAGTATAGTCACCGGCTTTATACACTGGACCTGAATATGATGACTCGATAAAGAATTCGTTATTGCCATTCATTCCTAAACGTATTGAAGAACCATCAAGTTTCTCTGTTACCTGCAATTGCTTACTAGGCAACACACCATTGAAATCATCTTTAAAGACTTTCATTAATTGGAGAAACTTGGTGGGTGTTAATTTGTCAAGATGTTGAATCCCGACCCTTTGAGTGGCTTTTATCTCGGTCAAATATCGCTTAAATGATTTCATTATGCTACCTTTAAAAACGGTCCAGCCGTATCGTATTGTTTCTTTGCACCAAAGTAAAGCACTGATAAAAACTCTTGAAGCTTTCCTTTACGTTGAATCGTGTCGAATATCGTAACCCATTGGAAGCATTGCAATTTAGCGCTTAACTGTGAAGCTGTTCTTGATATGTCTTTTTCATATTCTATTGCGTCACGCAAAACTGTACCCCAATCACTCTTACCCCAGTCGATTGATACTCCGCCAATTTTAACTGACTTTAAACTTTTTTGTTCGGCAATATATTTAACTATATCCTTCTCAGTCCATTTGCCGACTTTTGGTAAATGCGTACCCATACGTCTTTGGAGTCCGTGTTTTCTAATAAATGGCTCTATTGCTTCGTTAGCTGAAACTTTACCAAGCTTTGCTGCAGCACCTACACCACCCATATCCATTTGAGTAGATTCACGTGGTCCGCCAGCAAAAGCACGGACTTGCACCGCAACAATTTTACCTTCTGCTTTAATTTTCATTGAGAAATCACCTGTGACAAATTCGTTCTTAGCACTAATATCTAAGTTGAGTTTGATACTTGATGGAAGTATCTCAATATCACTAAGCGGTTCTTTCCTTTTAGCATTGGTGAGTTCAACTGTTTTAACCTTACCTTTTAATAGCTTCTTAAGAGAAATGCCGACTAGTTCTTTAGTCGCTATTTTTGAACGCATATAAGAATTAAGCGCATCAAGCTTTGCAGCTTTATCCATTTTGCGTTCACCTATTGCAGCAAAATCCTTAAGAATTGTATCTTGTGAGTTTTTCTTAACCGCATATATATCAGCAGGATTCCAAGAATCTTTAGTAGTGACTCCGCATTTCTTTGCAACATTTTCAAGATAAGGCATAATACCTTCATCTCTTGAGAAGATATAACCATTCGAGCCAAGCCATTTACAAATTGATATTGCTTGAGCTTCAAATGTGCGAAACCATTCATCATTTACATCAGAGTATATTTCTTTAGTTTCGGCGTTAGACGGAAATTTACCGTTAGTATTCATATATGTTTGACAATAAAGACGGGTTACGTTTTCTTGTTTAGCTGTTGTGATTGCATCAGTACCAGTAGCACGACCTGAGCCATCGCCAAATTCTAGTTTTAAGTCACCAATGTCAATTTTTTCAGTTTTTAGGAATTGTTTAACTGCGGTTATTGTAGTGCTGTCGCCAACTCCTCGAGGTATTTTTATTAAATTAAACGTCGAACTTGGGTCGAGCACGATTATCGCATCGTATTTTTTGAGAATGGCTTCGTATATTTTCGCAGCAACGAAGCCATTCTTTTTATTTTTTGAAAGAATCTCATTAACATTCTTTGGTCTAAAATTGTAAGCCATTAACAACTTCGCCTTTTAAATTTGTAATAATGTATTTATATAAAATCAAACGGCTAGGCCGCTGTTTGATATTTATCAAATGATGCAGTATTATCAAATATGTTTTTATTTAATGGAATTTGTTGAAAGTCGGTATTGGTAAGATTAGCATTTGTGAAATTACAGTCAGCAAGATCAAGCAAGAATGCAAAAACGGTTGCAGCTAAATTAGCGTTTGTGAAATTACAATTTGTAGTATTTAGGCATTCAGATAAATAGAGGCCGGCTAAATTAGCATTTGTGAAATTGCAGTTTTTAATTGAGGCATTTATAAAATTAGTATTAATGAACGATGAGTTTTCAAAAGAAGAATTGTCAAGGATAGCATTTGTGAAATTGCAGTTAACGAATGAGCAATTTAAGTATGTAGAATTTGATAAGTCAGTATTAGAGAAATCAGTATTAGCGATGATTGTGTTTTTAACGTATTTAGACATATGTGCTTCCTTATTAATTGAGTAGCTATTATATCAATAAACAAGCACAATGTATATAGTTTTTATAGAACAAAAAGGAATATCTATATAAGTTTAAACATTACCATTAAGTATCATGGCGATCAGCTTCGTATCGTTCAGCCATTATCCTATACCCACCCATCTTACGCAGTTTTGCCAACCGGCTTGAAACAAGTTACCTCGAGCAAAGTTTGTTGCTGGAGCATCCCATGAAGAAGACTTTAGCAAATCACCAAACAATAAACCTTTTTTAGGGTTATCTTTTAAAGCTACGAAGCCAGCCGCAGATTCATAACCACGGTCGGTCACAACCACCACTTTAGCATAATTGCGAGCTTTAACAATGTTAACAACAAGCTGGTCACGTGAAGCAGTATATTCAGACGTAGCAAGCATTAAGTCGTAATCGGCTTTCATAGCCAATACAAGTTCTTCTAAAGCAGTATCAATGTTATTCATAATTTAATTCCTTAACTCAATTTGTAGATCTATTATAACAAGTATTGCGCACGATGTCAACAACTTTATTCAAAATCGCTATAATTAAATGATGCGCCGTTTTCACAAATTAACTCGCCTGAGCTGTCATATTCTTTGGGAGTAGAACCAGTCATAAAGCATATATTGGCTAGCCTTTCTTGAATTTCTGCAGCTTTGACGGCGTCAGCGTTAATGTTAGCCATTACTAAAGTTACAACAACAGCGCCAAACGCTGCGCCTAGTAAAAACTGAATAGCATCTCTGTCTTTCATAATTTAATTCCTTTACTTTGTAACGTTTGAATTGTTAGTTGAAGACGCAATTTGAATAAGTGAATCTTGTGGAACGAAACCGCTTTCAAGCATAGCGTTCAACCCTTCATTTGTTGAAACGTGAAAGCGTTTGCCTTCAGGGGTGGTGATTGCAAATTTTGAATTAGCACTAAGTTTTTCATTGCGACGATCGGTGGTTTGGTTTGTCATGTTTTATTACCTTTAGTTTGTTTATCAATTTATGGTACTATTATATCAACTATTGACGTCCATGTCAATAACTTTGTTAGAACAAAAAAGAATATCCATATTCCGTTCCTACTAATTCAAAACCTTTTAACATTCAGCGCCGCCAAGAACAACCGCGTCTAGGCATTTGTCGTAAGCAACCCAACCTTGGTATTCTTCGTTAAATTCTAAGTCTTGAGCAGCTTCAAGCGATAAGCCTGATAGCATTTCAAATTTTTCAAAAGGGATTTCAAAGTAAACGTCATCGAACGATGCGTTAGGTATTTGATAAGCAGCAGCGGCATCGTTGTCAGCAAGTTCGCATATTAGGTCTAGTACAGTTCTTAAATCTTTCATAATGTTTTTATTCCTTAACTCAATTTGTAGATCTATTATATCAAATTTACAGATAATGTATATAGTTTATTTCATTATTTTTAGAACTTAAAAGAATATCCATATTCATTTATTTATTTCGTATTAATTTCAAAAAAGCCAGTACTTCATCTTCAGTTATTTTATCATGCTCAATTAACAAACCAATTAAACGTTGGCTGGCAACAGTACTGCCTCTAATAAACCCATAACTGTATGCTTTATTGCTAGCACTTCTATATGTAAATGCTAAAGCTATTACAAGAAATATTAGATACACTCCATATTCGATCATACGGCCATCTCCGCTTTAATAGTTGGATGGTGATTATAATTCTCAAGAATGTAATCAACGGTTTTAGTTCGTGAAATGCTAACTTCAGTTGGACCTAAAGCAGGCATTGTAAGTGTAGGTAACGGATAATGCTCACGTGACAATTGTTCTTTAACTTGTTCAACATGGTTCTTATAGATATGAGCATCGCCGATTATTATAATCAGTTTACCTACTTCATATCCAGTAATACTAGCAATCATATGAGTTAATAAAGCGTAACTTGCAATATTAAAAGGAATACCTAAAAACATATCAGCCGACCGTTGGTACATCTGACAACTTAGCTTACCATTCTGAACATGGAACTGAGCCATAACATGACAAGGCGGTAATGCCATAGGGTTTCGTCCGGGTTTTAGTCTTTTCCCATATTTCAAATTAAATTCTTTATTATTTTTTAATTTTTCTAAGAACGCTTCTTTCGTCAATGGCTCATTTGTCATAAAATCATCTGCTTTTGGTATATTTGAGACGTTCCAAGCATTTAGTATATGTCTTCTTGAATATGGATCATTCTTAATACCATCAATCAACTCAATTATTTGGTTATGGTGCTCGTCAGTTGCGCCGTTATACCAACTTGTCCATTGAACGCCATAAACTGGACCAAGACCTTTAGCATTATTGCTATTAATGTATCCTAAGTTTTTACCTTGATTATCGGCATTATCAGTCCAGATAGTTTTCTTATCAACTAGTTCTGCTCGAGGCTTATCATACAGGATTTCAGCGAGTCGGCGTTCATCATCTGATCCTTCAAGGAACCAAAGTAACTCACTTACGACTGACTTCCATGCCAAACGTTTTGTTGTTATAGCAGGAAACCCTTCGTTTAAGTCAAACTCCATTCTTTCGCCGAATGTAGCAAACGTGCCAACACCGGTACGATCATCGGTTGGTTGGCCATTTTCTAATATGTTTCTGAGTACTTTATCATAATCTCTCATTTTATATACTCAACCACTTTTCCTTTGCCATCCGACAGTTTAAACGTTTTACCTAGACCGTATCCTATTAACCAACCCAAAGGAAGTCTCTTATCAGTCTCGTATTTTTCATACATTACAGTTAAAGTAACTTTCTCGATAACAGGTAAACATTGACTAATAATATTCCACCCACCGATGATTACGATATCTTTGTTTGGATACGTTTTTTCAAGTAATCGCATTTGACTTACAAGATCTTGGCTGCTTATTAAATGATTTATTTTATCAGCATTAATCAAATCGTCACGTGTAGAAACAACACAATTAATGCGGTTAGGTAAAGGTCTTTTCATCATAGGATCTTCCCATGTCTTCGACCCCATGACTACTATCTGACCTTCAGTGCTTTCTTTGAAATGCTTAAAGTCAGCTGTACTTTTCCAATCAGGCATCGTGCCCTTATTAGAATACCCCATGTGAGTTTCTACTGCAAATATTACTCTTATCATTATACTTTAAATCCTTGGAAGCCTTGTGGTTTTTCTTTCTTTGAGAATGGTGAAGTTGAAGCAACTGGTGCAGAATTGCTTGTTACAAGTCCATCACTAGCGTCATCTTCGGCATCGTATAAACGCATTTTAGCGCGTTCAATACCAAGCATGAAACGAGTATATGTGCTAATGTCACCATAACGATTTTTTAATTGTTTTACCATTATTTGGTTTAATTCATCAAGTTCTGGTGTTGTAATCAATGCAAGTAACATATCACATGTTGCCGGTAAACCAAATGATTCTGAAACGTTATTCATATCAACATCAGTATCACCGAAGCCTGCTCTGTTTGTTTGCGTTGCGGTTATAATCGGAAAGTTATTTTCAACAGCAAGTCCACGCAATTCTTCAGCTATTGATTTTATTAACATGTATGAGTTATCCATACCACCACCTTTCAATCTTGAACTTGTACAGATATTAATATAATCAACAACTACGAGTTGTGGGACGAACTTCTTCTTAACTTTTAATTCATTAAGTAATGCTCGGAAATGTCCACAGTGAACAGAACTTGTTGGATATTCCTTTATGATTAACTCGCCATTAGTTTTTTTATTCAGTTTTGCCATACGATCAGTGTATAGATTCTTAGGCATCAAAAGTAAGTCATCAAGTGAAATATTAAGCATGTTTGCATCAACACGTTGTGCTATACTTTCTTCACTCATTTCCATTGTAATATACAGAACGTTTTTGCCTTGCATCATAGCCGCAGCCGCAATATGCGTCATCATTAGTGACTTACCACCACCTGACGATGCCATGATACAGTTCAATGTTTTTGGAGGTAACCCACCCTTTGTAATACGATTCATCATTTCTAAATCAAACGGCAAACGTGCTTCTTTCCTGTGATAGAACTCAAACCGAGAGTCGGAATCAGCAAGATAACTATGACCAATGTTGGTATCAAAGGAAACTGCTAAAGCATCTTGTAATAACTCAGGTAAACTATTCTTTGATAAAGTTTTGTGTTTGCCGTCAATAACTGATATAGATTCCATAATTGCTAGGTAAATAGAACGGTCTTGGCACCACTTTTCAGTTGAGTCGAGTAACCAAGTTTCATCAACCTTTTCATCAACGTTCTTAAGGTCATTTAAAGCCATTGCGGATTCTTCATACTGACCATCTGATATATCACCAGACTGCAGCTCAACGCTTAGCGCTTCAATGTTAGGCAACTTATTATACTTTGCAACAAAATCAATAATGTTATTGAAGATATTGGCATGGCGTCCTTCAAAGTATTCTTTCTTTAAAAACGGGATTACTCTTCTTGTAAAACCTTCGTTAGTTATAAGGCTCTTTAGGATCATCGACTCTAACTCAGTTTCCATCAACAAGTTCCTTAGCTTCAATGGCTTCTTTGGCGCTTGCTTCAACTATCGTATTCAAAGTTGCACTCATCAGCTCATGGAATTTTACATCTTCGCGGAGTTCTTCACTGCCTTCGATTATATCGAATTTGTAACTGATATTCAGGCCGTCCTCTTCTTCAGTAATTTCTAGACTATGATAACGAAAAACTGTATCAGCAAAATCTCCTTCAGTTATCTGTATTGGCATTGTATCATATTGGTCGCTATCAATAAACTTGTACATTATAAATCCTCAATTTTTGTGGTGTATGGTTCAAAAGACCACGGGTTAATCGTTAACATGCCAGCACTTCTAATAATCTCCAATTTTAACGTAATATCGTCTTGCATCGCGTCAACTATTTCCTTTGATACAAATGCTACTAATTTATTAGTATCGTGCTCACGCACTTCCCTACGTAAAGATATAGGATCATCAATAGTGTAATGATGATTCTTGTATGATCCTAAACTGCTATATGCCATTAGCGTATCCCCAATTCGTAATATACTATTATATCCGACTTCCCTGTCGATGTCAATAGTTATTTTAGTTTTATTCTTGAACTGTATTACCTAAGAACTCTTCAGTTAAAGTAGACTTATAACCAATTTTATATACTCCACGTATAAATTCTTGGAAGGCCGTTAATGATAATAATGGATCCCAAAACTCGGCGTTCATAGTATCTTTAAGACGTTTGTTTGGACCTAGTTCACCAGTTTCACGATCAACAATTGCATACCAACCGTTCTTAGGTTTCTGTACAAAGTTACCAGCCATTGCTACGTCAATCAATCCTGAGTAAGTTTCAATGCCGCCTTCCCAAGTAACGGTAATTGGTATCTTTGACTTCTCTTTAACATAACGAGACTTCTCAACGTTAATGACGAATTCATAGCCTGTTACTTCAGTACCGGTTTTTTGTTGACGGCGACCTAGTATCCAAATAGTTGATGCGCTATAGTAAATACCAGTACCACCACTAACAATAGCCTTTGGAAACAAACCCATTTCCTGATAAGTATGGTTAATAGCTAGCATTGGAATATTACGCATTGTAAGATACGGAGTTGCCATACGGAATAAGCCTTTAAGTGCTTTTGCACGCGACATATCAGCAACTGATTTAGCGTCTTTAGCATCTTGCAATTCTTTCTTAGATGCAAGGTTACCGATAGAATCAATTACGATAATAACTTTGTCTTTCTTTTCAATGTTTTCAAGTTGATGTATTAAATCGAATTTAAGTTCTTCAACATCAGTGATAGGGACATGTAAAACTCGATCTAAGTCAATGCCAAACGATTCGAAGTACGATTGCGGTGAGCCAAACTCTGAGTCATAAAACATCATTACCGAGTCTTTATGCTCAGCAAGATATGCAGCCGCAATCTTTAATGAGAAACTTGTCTTAAAGTGTTTGCTTGGTCCTGCAAAAACCGTTAACCCTGGCGATATACCGCCCTCAAGGCCACCTGCTAACGCAACGTTCATCATAGGAACATCGGTTGGTGTCATTTCCATTTCATTGAATAGTTTTGACTCTGAAAGAATCTCAGTTTCTTTGATTCGACTACTCTTTTTTAATTTTGCCATCAGACTCATAAAGTAAAACCTCTTTTATTAATTTAGATCTATTATATCAAAAACACACATGAATGTCAATCAATTATTTCTATATGCATATTCAATTGCTCGGTTTGCTTCGGTATCCCATGCACGTTTTGCATAGCGGTTACCAGTTTCCATATCAATTTGTTTACACAAATCTACTATCTCTCCTCCAGTTATTGGGTATTCTTTCTTTATTGCATTTGATGCGACATGCACCATAACTTCGTACATTTTTATGTATCTTCCTGAATCTTTTTGATAGGTAGTAGCTCGGTATGAGTCAAGCATTCTTTTTGATAGAAACGGACAATCCGAATAGTTATTCCACCTATACGATGTATTACTCAGCTGAGTTTTACGATGTTCAATAAACATCTTTTGCATTGACTCAGGCATTCTATCAAAAAACGATTTACCAGTTTTGCGTGATGGTAGCGGATGTTTATTGATTATTTCTTCAGTAGGAATAGTGTTACCGTCATTATGAAAGATAAAGTTATTTGCATTATCATATGTTGCTGGAATATAATACATGCGGCTTAAGTCTTTTGTTTGACGATCGCCTAGTTCACCAATTTCAGTATTAAGTGCATACCAAAGCTGGCGAATCTTTTGACTTTCTATTCTTTTGTCGAGTTTGAATACTAAGCGGAACTTAGGGGTTTTAATTGATGAACTTGCTGTACTATAACATACATATGAGTACTGACCATATTTTGCTTTTAGCGTTTCCTGAAGTTCTTCATTTGTAAAGTCATGAGCGTCAACGTCCATTGCTGCCCAACCACCCCAACACGTAACAGCATCATTACTTCGAGTACGGTCTTCCTTGTATACCGCAGGCGAAATCAGTGTTGCGTCGGTTTTTGACTTTATCGGTTTTTTAGATAGCGTATATAAAAACTCAACGAAGTCGGGCCAATCGCTAACCGTGAACTGCCGATGAGTTTTGTTATCGTACAGAGACTGAAATATAGTTAAAGATATTTTCATAGTGTATTACTCCAATTCAATTAATTATATCACAGTTCTGTATTGATGTCAATGGTTTACGCAATGAATTGTTCTAATGTGTTTGTTGCAATATTGCCTGCATCTATTCGTTGATGATGATTGTTTTGTTTAACAAAATCACTATCAGATAATTCCAATTCGCCATTTAAAAACTTAACTGCTTCACCGACCATTGACGCTGCAGTACATACCGGAACGTTTTGAGCAATAAACGGTACACTACGTTTTCCACCAGGGAGACTGAAGTTATGCGGAAAGCCCATCATATGTAATGCTTCGCGAATAGTCATTGAACGGTCATGCACTGGATGAATTGTATCATTCATGTTACGACTGATACATGCATTCATACATTCATTGAATACGTGAGTTGAACCATCCCAAATGCCTAAGCCTTTAGAGAATTTCATTTTAGCATGTGTTGCTAAATGCAAGCCTTTTGTATCATCAATCGCTTCAAAGTAGTCAATCGCTTCCTGTAAGAAGCCACCGCGCCTAACATAATTGAATGCAGTTGAGCAATTATTCGCAATCACAATATCACGAGGATTTTCGCCAGGGTTCTTATACTGAATGAAGTTATAATACGATTCGCCAGTACCGATTTTATCATTGATAATGTCGCTTTGGTGAGACATTTCATTGGTTACTTCTTTCAAGTAATCAGGGAAGTTTTTACGTGATTCGTTAAACCATGATTGAATTGGTGCTTTATCGCCTTTCCAAAATGTGTAGAACGTACGGTCGCGATTCTGAGGAATACCATGTAAAGAGGTAGTTGTTTTATACAATGAGAAAGAATACCCATTATCACGTGCAATTTGTAAAAGCTTATCCGCAACTGGCTTTCCTTTATTTGTATATAGCGCAGGAGCATTCTCGCCAACGATTACATCGGCATCATAACACTTCATTGCCTGTTCAGCCGCGATGTACATAAACTGATTCTTTTCGGCATCAGCACCTTTTGCTGCAGAGTTAGCTTTACCAGTATTCAATTGTGATAAACCTGCGCATGGTGGTGTTGATACAACAATGTTAACCTTTTCAACAAAACTGCGTTCGCCTGGGTCTAAAGGTCGGTAGTCTATTCCACGAGACAGCGTTTCGTTCTGATGGTTCATATAAAGACTATCATTAGCCCAAAACCCATCAAGACTTGATACAAATTTAGGTGCTTTACCTAGTGCTGCTTCTGCGCCAAGTGGGAGGCCGCCAATAAGCGGTATGTGAGGGGCCCAACTATAATCATTTTTCATTTTATTAATCATCCAAAGAAGTGCGTTAAATCATTACTATCATCGGCTATTTCTTGAAGAACTTCATCATAAGATTTGGTTCCTGTAGTAGAGCTTCGATAGTTATTTATTGTACTAGTAATCTTATCGCATAATACTTTGCCGCTTGTATCATCTGGTGTAATAAGATATTGGCATTCCTGTAATATCTTATTATATAAGACAGGGTCGTTTTCAAGTTGCTCAATGCGCTCGTGTAACTCTTCAGGTTTACTAAGTCTCAAAAACTCGGGTACTGCAATATGGTGTTGGTCGTCATAATTTGGATGCAAGAACGGTATAATACCATTGCTAATCAATTCCCAAACTTTCATTGTAACCCAACCGTCTCGAATAGATATCATAAAGGAATATTTGACCTCAGGTAACATCTGCTGCAGTTCCTCAAACTTAATCGACCCTTTAAAGCGCTTATCGCCTTTTACAGTGTCTTCATCCCATTTGCCATAAATATCAACGTCCTCAACGTGGTCAAGTACATATTCTTTTAACTTGTTATAGCGCGAACTAACACCATTACTTCCTTCATTAAGAACTACCATAAACTTCTTAGTCTTTTCGATATTAACCAATTCTTTATTAATAAGAAAGACTTTTTCTACACCAGCATACTTATATTGTACTCGATGATCGACTAACAGAGTTTGGTCTTCATATGAAGATATGTGACGATACAATTTAGCTGAATCGTATTGTGAAAGTATTTCTTTTGGCATATTAAACATATCTCGGCCAAGCTTTAAATACCGCGGATCATTGTTAATCATTATCCAAGGTATCATGCTATCATTAAGATAATCATAAATAGGACCGCTGTAATTCTCGTGCATAAACAGAGTTTTGGCTAGTTGTGGTTTACCTGCTTTAATCGAAGATAGAGTGTATATCCTTTCTTGAAAGTTTACGTCGCCAGTTGGACCAGCTACCATAATTCCAGCATCAACCTTAGTATTCTTCAGATGATTAGTTATAAACGCTATGGCATCAGATTCACCTTTCGTGTAATGTGCCCAGGCATCATGAAGATTTGTGGGCAAGCCACGCATCTTATAAAGATCGCTTTTGCCTATCATGATAAAAGTATCATCAGGATTAAGTTCAGCTAACTTAAGATATAGTGTGGGTGCTTCATTATCTCCGCCGATAGCACCCCACGTGCTAGGCTTAAATTTTATAGACTTGCCGATCTTCCCGATCACGTACGTGCGACCCATAATGTTCCCCCTTAGTTGATTAGATAGCTATTATATCAAATTTTACTATAAATGTAAATAGATATCTTTAAATATTTTATAATATTGTTCTTGGTTAGTTTTACTGTGCGAATGTAAAGGTATCATGCTTAAGAACAAACTGGCAACAATAATCTTAATGTAACGAATATCTTCATCGCTGTAATTATTCTTTAGAATGCGCATGAACTCAGCCGCAACCTCTTCTTTACCCTTTGAATACAAACGAACATCATTACCGTTTTTAACATAGAGTTCAGAATCAATGATATCATAATTATATACCGCTGAATGCATCAACTTAGCTACTTCGTAATAATGATCGCCAAATAGCTGACCTCTTGGATCTATCATAGTAACACGGTCAGAATTGAAATCGTACATCAGATTGCTAAAGCAAAAGTCGCCGTGCATTAATGTTGGTACATGCTCATGTTTAGCAACAGCGTCTTCTAATGTTATAATGAATTTGTTTATTATGTCGTGATTAATTGCAAGATTAATATCGTTTACCCGTGAAACCGTCTTTTTAACAACCGTGTCCATAAAGTTGTTAGGTTGTCCATATGACTCCATCTTGTTCAATAGCCTAAACGATGAATTGAAGATTGTTCTCCAAGTTTCGGTTGAAGTATCAAGAAACAAATATATTTCGCGGAACGTTGGTGCCAATATCTTTTCCATTACGTAACATACGCATTGATGCGGATCAAAGAACTCGTGTGACAGCATTCTTGGCGTGTTTAATGTAAGTCCCATGGGCAAGTTATTATACCAATTGAATTCTTCTATTAATTTCTGTCCATGTGTTTCAGACGACTTTCGAACCGTTACATCATCGACGTACAAATTATTAAAAGATCTTGAGTTTTTAACTGAACGATTACTTAAGTATTCTTCAAGAGTCCCAAAGTCAATATGCCCAAGTGACACAGTTATCATATGATCCCAATCAGCAATTGATTGTAAAACACCACTTAACTGAAATTCGCCTGCGATCTTAGTTTCTTCATGTTGCAATTGCTCACGTAATAACTCATATAAGTTAACCGAATCGAGAATATGATATACACCGCTTAAAGCAAGATTGGTATCAGGCCGTTCCGTAGGTTTATCAATAAATGTAGAAATCTTATTCGCTGATGTTTGAACCATACACCATCTAGCATAGTCTTCTACTTCAATGACAGACACAAAGTTTTCATTGAAATATTTAGACGCATCCGACTTAACAACAATATCACCAAGGACAATCAATACCGAATCGTTATCTTCTGGTTTTAAAGCCGCAAAGATAGCACCTGATAAACCATTGTGTTCTTGTTGACGTACAACTTTAACTTGAGTCTTTCCATACATCGCCAACATATCGTGTACAGTTTCTTCTTGATGGTTTACTACAACTCTAATATCGTTACAGCCAGAATCCTCTAGCCATTTAATTTGATGAATGAGGATAGGTACTTCTTTATACGGTAAAATGGTTTTACTGTATTGTTTACCAAGTTCTTTGAATCTTACGCCGCGACCTGCAGCAGGTATTATGCCAATCATAACTTCTCCAATAAGTATAGTTCATCTGGCCTTATTGCTTTATCATCAATGTAATAAACTGCATAAGGCTTATCAAACGAAAGCTTTGTGTAACTAACAGAATGTTCCATTAGCCATACTTCAATAACATTACGGTATTTATGTTCAGCGTCAGCTCGATTGTCGGCGCTGAAGTGACCGCGTGCAGTATATATGAATATGTCAAAGCCCTTATCGAAGAGCCTATTAATTTCACTTATAAGATCGTAATTTGGTTTACCGCAAGCGATGTTAGACTTGTCATCATGTGGATGTATGCAAAGCGTATCATCAAAATCAACTACAAGAGTGTTTCCATTATAAGGCATATACTTCTATTCCAACTTCATTAAACATTTCAACAGTACTATTATATAATACTTCCCATCGTTTGTCAATAGTTTTATTAGAATCGGTTGCCCAATAAACTTTTGAGAAACCTGCTTGAATAACTCCCTTTGCACATTCGCTACAAACGGGTAGTCCCCAAACATATAAAGCAGAATTCTTTAAACTGACGCCATTATTAACAGCATTGTATATAAGGTTCTGTTCTGCATGAACTACATATTTGTATTTTGTTTCACGGTTGTTTAAACGTTCGGCAGTGTCTTCAACTCCACGTGGGAACCCGTTATAACCCACCGAAAGAATCTGGCGGTCACGTACTGCAACCGCTCCGATTTTAGTTGATGGGTCTTTGGACCAAGTGCTTACTTCACGTGCTAACGCTAGAAACCGTTCGTTCCAAAGACTGCTCATTAGATATACTCACTTTTAGGATACGTTGATATGTAATCAGATTTTGATATATGGTGTTCACCAGTTTTACTATAATGATCAACTAAGTAAAAGTTTCTCTCATAGACGTGCAAATTTTGTACTTGCCAATGAAGGTTGCCTATTTTAATATCTGAATTAGTTGACTCATTATAATTGTCTTTAAGCAATTCCATTACGTACATTTGCCACGCATAGTCATTTCTATAACCTGCCCAACAATCATTACTTCTCATTTGAACTACAGCTTGTAACATATTATCACGAATGTAATATGATACCGCATTAGTACATATGAAATCGTTTTTAGAGTTTTCGTTATATTCAATCCAAATAGACGGACGGTTATAAACCATGATAGCACGACGCGAAAACGGATTACCCTTTAACTCATTTAAGCATTGTTTGAATTGGTTATGGAACTTTTCAGCAAATATTAGATGGCCATAGTTAGAGTTTATTTCACCATAAAGATTTGCGGTTGCCTGCCAAGCAACTGGTGTTTTGCCATAAATATTTGCAAGCGTACCAACATTAGTTGATTGTGTTAAATACCAACGGATCTCAGCGTCAATGTATTCAGTATTAGGCGTACCGAAGATACATGGATCGTCAGCAATAAAACTTGCACCAACCATTTCAAGCGTCTTATTACCACCACGATCAATTGTTTCTTGGTGCCATTCAAGTTCATCAACGAAATGGTCGCGTATGTCATCTATATTCATATCATCTGCTCTTCACAGTTATTTTTTAAAATTTCATAAGAATGCGTTGGAAACATATTCATAGCGTCTATATCTTCATCAGTAAATGGTTTTAAAAGAGTAGACGGCTCAGAATCAGATACAGGCGCATTAAGTTGACGGTTTAAGAAATCGCGATCGGTAGACTGGCCGTCAACTTCACCACGTGAATAAGCAACTGCAAACGAAGCATAGTTAATCATGTCTTTAAGTGAATCTTCCATCGACTCAAAGTTAGGTTTATAATCAGGATCATTTTCCATTGCTTCGATAACAGAACGTATACGAAGGGTTTTAGCATGAATAATATCCATAATGGTATTTACGCCATGCGGATAATAGTCAGCTTGACGAACGGTCGATTTAGCGTTTTGATAATCACGAGACTTTGCGGTCTGCAATTCAATGCATTCTTGTAATACTTTTACTGATGATCTTTCAGTCATAGTGGTTTCCTTAGTTGAGTTGGCGGCAGAATCTTAACTCCCCGCCGCTTTTGATATACTGCTGAGTTAAACTGAGTTCAACTGCGCGATGAGTTTGTACATAATGTTCTATTATATCACCTTTAATGGGACATGTCAATACAATCTTTTGGCGAGGAGCGGAAACTGCGTAAATGTCAATATTAGTTTCGCACATTTCGCGCAATTCTTTAAATATACGGCGATTAGTAGCATCACCCCCTTCGGTTTCACCTTTACTGTACATATTAACCCGACTTTCCCAGCCGGTTTCACCGCCAGCAATACCTATTTTATGGATTTTGTTTTTAATACACATGAAATAGACAACGTCGCCCATAGCAATAACGTTACAGCGTGCCATGTTTAATGCACGTGAAAACTTTAACCTTTTGCCATCTATAGAAAGAGAACCCAAATATGTAGTATTTTTCAATAAATTTTTCATAATATAATTTCCAATTAACGACGCGCGTAAATGTAAACATCAAGTGAAGAAGCATTGGCAAGGCCACCAACAACATTGCCACCGTGGTCAAAACCAACAGTGCTTGTGTGGCCAGTCCAGAAGTTAGTAATTGTCTTTTTAGTTATAGGCTTACGGCCGCGAACGCAAACACGTTGTTGTTTTAAAGATCTTTTATTTGCGGCAGTAACACGTGCGCGGATTTTGGCAAGTATTGCCATGTCGTCAGTTGAAGTTGGGTCAAGAGTGGTGATATAAGCGTTTGAGCGAGTAGTCATAATATAATATTTCCAAATAGTTGTTATCAATTTATGGTACTATTATATCAAGTATTGACTTCCATGTCAATAAGTTTATTAGAACTTAAAAGAATATGGCTATATCTTAGTGAACAAACCGTGATTACCTTCATGCGATGGTGCAGTCCAATCATAACCGTGCGATTCCATTGTCGGCTTTATCAAATCAGGAAGACCAAGTGCGTTAGGTCGCGTAGCTTTCTGACCAACTTCTTTTGCCATATTGGCTTTAAGAACTCTGTCCCAAGCTTTGTATGGGTCGATAGCGAACGCATCAAGCGTACCAATTGCGACAACACACAAATCAATCAAACCGTCTACAAGCTCTTCAGCATCTTTTGCTTCAAGCGCGGCATATGTTTCATTAAGTTCTTCTTCTAAAAACATGATACGAAACGCCAAAAACTCTTTAAGTTTCTCAGGATTGTTTGCTACCCAACCGCGAACTTTATATTTCTCGTGCATTTCAGCAATGTCTTTACACCAATCTTTACTCATTTAATACTCCAATAATTAATTAAAAGTTGAGGGAGACGGTCATTATAACCCTTATCCTCATTATCAGCATACTGTACACATATGACTTACAATCTCAGTCCTAAACGGCCATCTCCACAGATTCAGACCAATCTCTGTGGCATTTTCTCGCAGTGTGCTTACCTCAACTAAGGGAACATCACGTCCGAAGATAGCGATTGGCTTTACCTTAGACAAAGTCGGTAGCAGGAGAGGCTCTCTTAAGCTTTTTTAGGTTTAGGCTTGTAATTGTCGCCTGCGTTATTACGGTCACCCCAAAAGTGAGTATTGAAAACATACTCATATGCTGCCTGAGGATCTGCCTGCCAGTTTCTTACTTTCTTGTTACTTTCACTCATATTTACTTCTCCAGTTTATTGTAGATCTATTATATCAAAGTTTCTCGTTAATGTCAAATCCACGGAAGGTTTTAAACCGTGGGAACCGTAAACTATTTGTTCCATTACTGTTTTGAGACACAGCGTCTGCTTTTATTTCGACAAGTTGACCAATGACTTTTGATTGGTCAGCCCATATGTCTTTACGCATTTCATCAGTTAATCCTGAACCAACGTTTACAGTAATCGCTACGCCATCGTCAACTCCTTCACAAACCAATGCTCCTGTTGAACCAACGTACTTTCCAGTACCTTCTTCGATTGCAATAACTTTAAGCGTAACTTCAATGAATGGTTTAATCTTCAACCAATCTTTATTACGTTTGCATGTATATGGAGATTGAGGATCTTTTAACATTAGACCTTCGTATCCGCCATCAATCGCTTCTTTATTCAATTGTTTGAATGATGCAAGTCCTTCTTCAGTATCGAAGTCGACAACTTTATGAGAGCAAGCACGAATAATTCTATCGTTAAAGAAATCAGCATAAGTGGTCAGTGTTTCTTTACGAACAATATTACTCCTGGGATAAAAACCAGTTTTGAAGTCTTCAAGCGGTAAACAATCGAATACATGAAGAACTGCATCATCAGTTTGAACATCAGACTTACGACGTACTTGAGTCATTAAATCATTGAATGAACTTGACATAATTTCGCCATCAAATACCATTGCTTCAGCAATATGTGGAGCAACCTTTGCTTCAAACCATTCGCGAACCTTAACAAAGTTATCAAGACGTTTTCCGTTCCGACTATACATTTCTGTTCTATCCGGGCGAACAATAGTGATAACACGTACACCATCAAGTTTTACTTCAACAAGTTTAGTACCAGTGATAGCTTTTTCTTTAGCGCCGTCCTTTGCAAGTTGACAACTAAATACTGGAATCATAGCATCTTTATTAGCTTTCTTTGCAACGTTATTCCATGTCGATACATTGACTCCGCAGCGCATGTCACGTGAAAGAATCCGTCTAAAGAAACCGACCCAATGATATTCTGAGCATTGAGTATTAGCAAATACATCAAGCGCGTCAAGTGCATTATGACCAGTCAATTCACGATTTTTCAGATTGCGAGCAACAGCACAAAACCGAGAATAAGTGCTTTCGCAACTTTTACCGTCTTTACCATAAGGCAGCTTTTTGACACCATATGTCGTATATGTATCAAGCGCAGCTTTAAAACCGTCAATGAATACTTCAGCCCAAGGCTCAGTCGAAGACAAAACCTTTGTCAATATCGCTTCTTTTTCAAGACGCTTTGTTGTCGACTCAAGAGCCTTTATGGTTTTAACTACATTATCAAGATTAAGCATTTATTGAATCCTTAAGGTTTTGTACTTCAAGAACTAACAAATCAACGTCAGTATTCTTGAATCTATTGAAAGTCGCGAATTCTTTATCGCTTAAACCGATTGTACCTTTGCCTTGAAATGAAGCAATAGTTCTGATTAATTCAAGCGCATCGCTTCGAAAATACACAGTATAAGATTCATCAAGATCAGTGTAAGACAATATGCCAATAAGATCGTTATCTTCAATGATAAACTCTACGTCTTCAGCATATGGTGATATCATTTTAGTGGTAGTAAACAATCCGAAGAATGATTTTGTTACAACTGCTTCTTCATGATTGCCTAAAGCAACTAGTGGGTTAACGACATCAGTGATGTATGTTTTGGTTTTTTCGATAAGATCTTCGGTAACGATAGTAGTGATAAATGCCATAATGTATTTTTATTCCTTAACTCAATTTGTAGATCTATTATATCAATTTTGGTTTGACTTGTCAACAACTTTATCTATATAAATTCACATAATTACCAAAATGTTTATCGAAAGTTTGAATAAGATCTTCGTAGTCGCCAGCAGTTAATTCAGCGTGTATTGCATCATAGTCAAGAGCGTATTTCTGACATAAGTATCTAGCGCAGCTTAATAGACAATAAGCATTGCCGTCAGGACCGTCTAGGTTTATTTCGATTTTTGGGCTTTGAGCTTTAGCAAGTATAGTCATAATGTATTTCCGTTAGGTTGTTATCAATTTATGGTACTATTATATCAAACAGTTCGACTAATGTATATAGTTTTTTATAGAACTGTTTGATATATGGATATACCTTAACCGAAGAAATCCTCCAAACTCGACTGCTCTTCAACTGACCAACCGATAGCCTTAAGTACAGGTTCAATTGGATCTATAAAGGTTTTACTG